AAGCCAACGCGGAGATTGACCGAGACAACAGCGATTGGGCAGAGAAAAACAAGTTTGTAAGATAAAACACAGCAACATGAATACACGTTTTGACGAAAGAACGGTAAAAGTTACCGATGCCGAGGGGTTGCAAGAATATCTCGGTCGAGGGTTCCAATACTTTGCAAAGACACATTACAAGGTGTGGAACGAGGATTTTTTAGACCAAGACACGGGCGAAATTGTGAGCGTTGAGCGAACATCGGCGTTGTACCAAAAAGGCCGACAGATTACCGCCGACGAAACCAGCACAATTTTGTTCCACCTACAGACCGGCGACCTAAAGGAAATTTGGTTGAGCAATCAAAGCCGTATGGGTGCCGTGATTGTGGACGGTTGGGCAAACCAACTTTGGGTTGTGAAACTTTGCGAGGTTCACGGCAAGACACGGCAAAAGATACTGACCCATGCCGCCAGCGCGGAAAAGGCCATTGCCATTGTGCGTGATTGGGTGGAGTTGAACCATTCAATCCATTATGAGGTTGTGTCTGTTAAGAACTTTGACACCTGCATTATCATTGACGATGTGCAGCCGCCAGCCGATGAGGGCGAGGAAACAGAGCAACAAGAGGTTCCACAGCCGATAGAAGACCAGCCGCCGACCGGCGCGAAGCGTTACTACAAAACCACCGTGCGCATTTCCTACGGGCAAAAGCACGGCGACGAAAACGAATACAACCAGGAATGGCCGTTTATTGTGAGCGCACGCGACATGGAAGAAACCAACGAGAAGATAAACAAGTATCTTACCGAGAGAGTGGCGAAAGAAATTGCCGAGGACGGCAAAAGCGACCTTGAGGGTTACAAGCTGACCACCATTGACGGCTCCCCGATTTCCTGCAACATCATTATTCCAAACGAGTTTTCGGAGGCATACGCGCCGAAGCCCAAAAACTAAACAATTAACCCGAATGCCCACCGCCCCGAAACGGTGGGCATTCATTAAACCCAAACTGAAAAATGGAAAAAGTAACGAACACCAACCAACTGACACGCGGCCAAAAGGTCATTGTGATTGACAAAACAAACGGTTTCCGTGTTGATGAGTACAGATACATAAGCGAAGATGTATCAACCGCCGCGCCCGACATTAAAGAGCATTACGGGTACTTTACAGACATGGTAGATAGACCCGTGCGAATGTACCTGCATGAGAAAAGAGGCACGCCGGTATATAAGAACTACACCCGAAAAGAAATATTGATGTGTGCCAAGCAGTACCACGAAAAGGAACTGGCAGACATTGAAGCCGAGTTGAGCGGCAAAACGCAAAATTGGCAATACGACGAAGAATAAAACAATAATACAACTGAAAAATGAAAGACGAAATAAAGCTGTTATACATAGACCTCTTTTGTGGTGCCGGTGGAACCAGTACCGGCATTGAACTGGCAAAGTTGCACGGCGAGAAATGCGCAAAGGTTGTGGCGTGCGTGAATCACGACCCAATGGCCATTGCCTCACACCTTGCCAACCACCCCGAAGCAATGCACTTTACCGAGGACATACGCACGTTGCAGTTGTCGCCCCTGGTGGCACAGCTTGACAAATTCAAAAGCAAGTACCCAGCCGCCCACGTTGTGTTGTGGGCAAGCCTGGAATGTACCAATTTCAGCAAGGCGAAAGGCGGTCAGCCGCGCGATGCCGACAGCCGCACACTTGCCGACCACCTATTTAGGTACATTGAGGCAATTAACCCCGACTACATACAGATTGAAAACGTGGTCGAGTTTATGAGTTGGGGCGCACTTGATGAGAACGGCAAGCCGGTGAGCAAGTTGAACGGTACAGATTATATGCGGTGGGTGAAGCAGGTAATGGGTTATGGCTACAACTTTGATTGGCGAGAGTTGAACGCCGCCGATTTTGGAGCCTACACCAGCCGCAAACGCTATTTCGGCCAATTTGCCCGTACTGGTTTGCCCCTGGTATTCCCACAACAGACATACGCAAAGAACGGCGGCACGGTTCCAGGCGAGTTGTTCCCCAGCCAATACAAGAAATGGAAAGCAGTCAAAGATGTGTTGGACTTTACCGATGACGGGAAAAGCATTTTTGAACGACCCAAGCCGCTGAAAGAAAACACCCTCAAACGGATTTACGCAGGGTTGATTAAGTTTGTGGCAGGTGGTGAAGCATCGTTTTTGGTGAAATACAACAGCATGAACCAGCAAGGCCACTACACGCCGCCCTCGTTGAATGACCCATGCCCCACGGTTGCCGTGCAGCAGCGTATAGGACTTGCCAAGTGCCACTTTTTAAGCAAGCAGTTTAGCGGCGACCCTGGCAGCAAGAACACCAGCGTTGAAGACCCAGCCGGTACGGTTACTTGCATTGACCACCACGCACTAATTACCTACTATGGCAACGGCGGTGCCGTTTCGATAGAGGAACCCTCGCCGACGATACCGACACATGACCGAGTGGCAAAGGTTACTTTCATAACAAACGACTACAGCGGCGGCGGTCAGTTGGGTAGCGTTGAGGACGTGAGTCCGGCAATACTGACAACCCCGAAACAACGATTGGTGACAGCCGAGAAAAGGCCGTGGGTGATGAACACCAATTTTCACAACGTGGGAAGCAGTGTTGAAGACCCGTCGCCGGTGATTACAGCCAACCGCAAATACCACTACCTCGTAAACCCACAATTCAACAGCAAGGGCGGCAGTATTGAAAACCCATGTTTCACGTTGATTGCCCGAATGGATAAGATGCCGCCGTACCTGGTATGCACGGAACAAGGCGTTGCCATTGAGGTTTACGAAGATGATACACCCATGACGCGCAAGATTAAGGAGTTTATGGCAGTGTATGGCATTACAGACATTAAAATGCGCATGTTGAAAATTCCCGAATTGAAAGCCATAATGGGTTTCCCGAAAGACTATGTGCTGAAAGGCACGCAGAGCGAACAAAAGAAGTTCATCGGCAACGCAGTTGAAGTGAACATGAGCCGTTGTCTATGTGAGGCACTGGCAGAAAGGTTAGAGGTTGTGGCATAATGGATTTACCTAATTTTTATGCACTTGACCCCGAAAACACACATACATGCCATTGTTGCCAAAATGCGATATATGACATCGCCATACACCATATAAGATGCCCTAAACTAAAAATATTCATTTCAAAAATACAGTATGTAAGCCCAAACGATTGTGTGTGCTTCAAATCAATGTGGCTAAATGACTTCAAGCACCAACAAGCCACCGGCAAAGGCTATATTACACAAACGCAAACCAAACTAAACTTTGAACCATGACAGAAGATATTTTTGAACCAATAACAGACCAATTCACCGAAATTTACGATGCCCAGGGCGGTTTGATTGACCGCCTCAACGGTCATGTGCAGGTGAACGGCAAAGACTACGACGAATTTATGCCGATTGAATACCGGCACATTACCATTACGACCATAGTAACCTCGGTAGTGAAAATTGAAAAATAGATTGAACATGAAAGCAACAGAATTGATGATTGATAATTGGGTGAGGGTGAGAATCCAGGGAAAAGAACAAAATGCCGTGGTGCAGATTATTGACGGCTATACAGACGAACCCGAAGGCGGCGAATGTGTATGCAACGGCATATATTTTCAGCTTGAAAATGTTTACCCAATACCTTTGAGCCGCGAAATACTGGAAAGCAACGGTTTTGAATTGCGGTGTGCCGTAATTGGTGTCGGTGAGTGCTACAGATGCGTTCACAACAACATTAACATTGGTGTTTTAATAAAGAATATTGGTGGAGATAATAGAATGTCTTTTAATGGCATTGACCTTTTCACCGTGAATTATGTACACCAGTTGCAAAACGCACTTAATATTATGAATACCAACAAAATAATATCATTATGAACGCACAAGATTTAATGGTTGGCAACTGGGTTTTGTTCGACGGGTGGCCATTCAAAGTTATAGGATTGGAAAAACACGATGTAAGATTGGATGGGCATTTGTTTCAATCTTATGAAGAAATTGAGCCAGTACCGCTGACAGATGAGATTTTGCAAAAGCATTTCCCCGACACAACCGATGGGGTAATATGGCACCCGACAAACAATCCTGGGAAATATGAAATCATTATACCGCATAAAGCCGACAGAGGGGAAACATCATGCTACATTAACTATGTGCATGAATTACAGCAGATATTGAAGATATGTGGAATAAAAAAGGATATTGAACTATGAAACTTGAATACGAAATAAAGATTGAACGCCGATGGGCAGAGCGGTACGGGCATTATATCATTCTTTCCACCGAGGGAAGAAAGATAACCAACTGGCTATACGACAAAAAACACCGCCCAAAGCTGACCACGGCGAAAGAAATTAAACTGATAATCAAAGACGTTTACAACCCACGCAACAAATTACCTTTCTAACCATGAGCGACACACCCACACTTTTTGATCACGACCCAGCAGCCATATACGACCAGTACGACAAAACATTTGGAACACCGCCAAACGCGCCGCACGTCGGCCACACTTGCCGAGAATGTGGAAACCGCCAGCGTTGGGAATTGAACGACCACAGCAACAAGATTGGGCAGTATTGCGCCGTCCGCAAAAGCAAACGCACATTCAACGGACTGTTGAAGATAAAGTGCAACCAGGCGGCGTGTTGCCTATTCCAAGCCGAAGAAAAAACCAAAGAAAATGAATGAGAACTCGCCATTTTATGAGCTGTTGCCAGCCATGCAGTCGGCAATAGAGTACAGCAGCAGAAATGTATTGTGCCAGGCGGTAAGGAAAGCCGCGAAGTTGGGAAAGAAACGTGTGATTTGCCGTGTGAACACCCCCGACAAAGTGCCAGCCATGTACATACACGACATATTCCCGAAAATGGTCATTGGCACACGCACATTCATAATGGTTGACGGTGCCGAGGGTTACGGGCTTGTTACTGCATCAAAGAACCCCGACACGGGGAAGATGTATTTGTCCGTGCTGCATTCCCACGCCATAAACCGATACATTGAACGCCGACACTACACCGGCACGGTTGAGGAAGCGCAGGTGCATATCATTAACGGCATTATGGTGAACGTGAGTGCCGAAGACTTGCTGAATGAAACACAATACCTATACTTTGACGGCGGCACGTTCCTTTGTAACCTAAAGGACGGAATCCACCACATACGCACCTTTGTAATGAACCGCCAGTTGTACCCAGCGCAGCGCATGAGGTCATTGAAAAGCGAAAGGGAAACCGAGACACTGAAACGGCAATATAGTTTTTTCATGCCATGAATTACCGACTATGCCGCAGCCGCCATTGTGAACGGTACAAGGAGCTGCAAAGCGGCCAAAGGATATGCCGCGCCGCCGGTCAGTACATACCAGTTGCCGCCATGAGCGGTAAAGGGTGCCGCCAGGTATGCCGGAATCGAACAAAAAAGACCACAAATCGAACAAAAACCGAACAAATTTGAACAAAGATGAGCCAGGAAATAACATTTGAACCGACCGTGCCGCGATGCCCACGGAAACGCCACACAACTTGCAGATGTGGGCAGCGTGGTTATTGTGCCACCTGCAAGGATTACGGCGGCGTTTACATATTCGACAACACGAAGATACTTTGCCATTTCAAACCCAAGCGAAAGGAGCCTACACAATGAAAGATTTGGAAGCACTTATCCAGGAAGCGTGCGTTTTTTGGTTTTCGTACACATACCCCGAATGGGCGTTGCTGTTGCACCACAGCCCCAACGGTGGGAAGCGCAACGCGAAAGAGGCGGCGAAGTTCAAGAAAATGGGAACCCGTGCCGGTTTCCCCGACCTTATACTACTGTTGCCCAATGGCACCTACAACTACCTCGCCATCGAAATGAAAACCGAGGAAAAGGGAAGCGCACAGACGGCGCACCAAAAGCACTATCAGCAACTAATTGAGCAACACGGCGGCAAGTATGTGGTTTGCCGCAGCGAACCCGAATTTGAAACCATTATCAACACCTACCTAAAGCCAATATTACAAGGGTAGTTCAATAACTTTTCAAAAAGTTGTTGCATGGGCGTATTATAATAATGCGCCCTTTTCGTATTTTTGCACTTTGAAAAAGACTGCATGAAACGCGCCATTGACGGTGTGCCATTGGCAGTTGTAGTGAGAAAGAACGGAAAGGCCATGCCGTGTAACGTGCGGTGGTTTGGCGGTTTACAGATTGGCAAGGGTGTGGAAGATGCCACGCGGCCATGATGAGCCACCGAAACGCACGCAAGCGACAACGGAGCCGCGAAAACTGCAACGGACGGCGCACACAACGGCACAGATGCAGCCGAAACAACTATAATATGCCAAAGGGAAGCAAAATAAAACTGAAACCAGCCGACGAACCCGACATTGATTTTGGGAACATCAACATTCCCGAAATTGACCCGTCAATTTTCGACTTTATGCCGACCGATGCCGAAGCGGAACCGATTGTGCAGACGCGCTACACCAAGCCCAAAGTGTACAACATTTCCGATGAACACGTCACATACGACAACGCACTAAAGTTGGCAAAAGATTTGAGATTGGGCGAACCGTACCAACGGGCGCATTGCCTGGTAAGCGGTGATTTCATTTTTGGTGATTTCATAGAGGCGTATATTATGACCTACAAAATCCGTGTGCCGACTATGACCATTGCCACGTTGAGCCTCAACCAAAACAATGTTGATAGTTTGTACCACCTAATGCGCACGGGGCATATTGAGCGGTTGAACCTGGTTGTTAGTGCCTACTTTTACGGCAATGAGCGGCACGCGCTGATACCGTACATTTACGAACACCTCGACATGGGCGACCGTTTCCAATTAGCCGTTGCCGGTATTCATACCAAGACAACGCATTTCAGCACCGCAGGGGGAAAGCACATTGTTATCCAGGGCAGCGCGAATTTGCGAAGCAGTGGCAATGTGGAGCAATTCACCATTGAGGAAAACAAAGAGTTGTTCGATTGGTACGAAGACATCTACACCGCCATTATTGAGCGGTACAAGACCATCAACCACGATGTGCGGCACAAGGAGTTGTGGGCGGCAATTACCACAAAGAAGTTTAACGATTAAAACCCAGCAGCCATGATTGTAAAAGAAGCATTGTACGAAAACGGCAGCAATGACGGCAAGGGCGCAAGCAGCACCACAAGCAGCACCGCCGCCGCAACGAGGGGTTCCAAGTATTCGATTGGAGCCGGTGAGTTTGACGATTTATTCTAATGCCAATGGAAAAAGCAAAGTTACTGCAAAGCGTTGTTTTGCCGCTGGCAGATTTGGAGCGCAACAAAGGGCAGATTGACGGTTTGCCCAAGAATCCGCGTATCATTAAGAACGCCGCTTTTGCCAAGCTGAAAAAGAGCATTGAGGACAACCCCGAAATGTTGGCATACCGTGAAATATTGGTGTACAAGAAAGGCAAAAAGTACATCATTATTGGCGGCAATATGCGCTTTGAGGCGTTAAAGGAATTGGGTTATACCGATGCCCCGTGCAAGGTGCTACCGCCCAAAACCACCGTGGAGCAACTCCGCGCCTACACCATAAAGGACAATGCAGGGTTTGGCGAATGGAATTACGAGGATTTGGCGAATGAATGGGATGCCGCTTTGCTTGATGCTTGCAATATTGAGGTGCCGGAACTCGACACAGACGCGGCCATCGAGGACGAAGCCGAAGAAGACAACTACGATGTTGAGGGCAACACCCCGACAAAGAGCGAACACCGCGACGGCGACGTGTTCATGTTAGGACGGCACAAGCTGATTTGCGGCGACAGCACAGACCCCACCGTTATTGCAGCCCTCTTTGGTGATAAGAACGCCGAGTTGATTGTTACCGACCCACCCTATAACGTGAACTATGGTGATAAGAACGCCGAGTTGAACAAGGCCGACGGCGGCAAGCGCATTGAAAAGGACATTGAAAACGATGCCATGTCGCCCCAGGCGTTCAAGGAGTTTTTAACAACGGCATTCACCAACGCCGCCCAGGTTGCCAAGACGGGAGCCGGTATCTACATTTTCCACCCCAGCCGCGAAGTGATAGCATTTATTGAGAGCATGGAAACGGCAGGGTTCATGCACAAGCAGCAACTTATATGGGTTAAGAACAACATTGTGTTGGGTCGGCAAGATTACCAGTGGCAGCATGAGCCGATACTATACGGCTGGAAAAGCGGCGGCAGTCATTACTTTGTAAAGGAGCGCAACCACAGAACCGTTATTGAGGATTTGCCCGATTTCGACAGCATGAGCAAAGCCGAACTATTGGCGTATGTGAAAGACCTCCGAGACGAAGCAAAGAACCCCACCACGGTAATACACGAAGACAAACCCCAGGCAAGCAAGGAACACCCCACAATGAAACCGTTGAAGTTGCTCGGCAAGCTGATACGCAACAGCAGCCACCGTGGGGATATTGTGTTTGACCCATTCGGCGGCAGCGGCAGCACCATAATGGCAGCGGAGCAAATCGGGCGCACTTGCTACATGGTGGAGAAAGACCCGTGCTATTGCGACGTGATATTGAAACGCTATGCCGCATTGACCGGCACAGACCCGATAAAGGTCGGCAATATTAACGATAACGGGTAACAGTTGCTTTTTTGATGAAAAACAGTTGAGTATGGCAATAGAAGACATGAAACCGTACCAGTTCAAACCAGGGCAGAGCGGAAACCCCAAAGGGCGACCGAAAAACCGTGTGCCTGGTGTGTTGGCAAAGGTGATGCCGACGAAAAAGGCAAAGAAATTCGCGCAGTTGAGCGGCGAGGAATTGGCGGCATGGGAAGCGGCATTGCTTTCTATGCAGCTCGATGAACTATCAAACCTTGCTAAAGAGATTGAAGCCCCCGTGTATGTGCGAGGTCTTGCAATGGCTATTCTTATGGAAACCAAGCAGGGCAAATGCAACACGCTTGACAAGTTACGGGCGCACGTTTTCGGGCGCGACGTGCAGAACGTGGAGTTGACCGGCAAAGACGGGTCGGCACTGATACCGGCACGGGTACTTACCAAAGGCGAAATGCAAGAGTTGTGGAACAACCTCGATAAAGAGTGTTAGGCCGTGGAGATACGCGACATTGACATTGAAAAAACATGGGTGCTACAAGGCACGTTGAACTTTACGCGGTACTTTTTCAAGGCCGCGTATAAGCGTAAGTTTGTCATTGGGCAACACCATGTGGCCATTGCCAATGCGCTTGACAAAGTGCTGAAAGGCGAAACCAAACGCCTAATTATTAATATGCCGCCTCGATACGGCAAAACGGAGTTGGCAGTTAAGCACTTTATCGCCGAGGGGTTGGCAATTAACCCCAAAGCAAAATTCATACACCTCTCCTATTCCGATGATTTGGTACGCGACAATTCAAGCGGCGTGCAAGCCATATTGAAGTTGCCCGAATTTGGGCGGTTGTTCCCCGACACCAGGCCGACCAGCAACAACAGCCGCAAGTGGTTTACGGTGCAGGGCGGCGGTATGTATGCCGTCAGCAGCGCAGGGCAAGTTACCGGCTTTGGTGCCGGTGTGGTTGACAAGGAAGAGGAAGAGACACTTGAAGAGGGTTTGAACGAACTCACGGCGGCGGTCGCTGATGAAAACACCTTTGGCGGTGCCATTGTGATAGACGACCCCATCAAGCCCGACGATGCACGCAGCGCACTATTGCGCGAAAAGGTGAACCAAAAGTTTGAGACCACCATCCGCAACCGTGTGAACAGCCGCAACACCCCCATTGTTATCATTATGCAGAGGTTGGACGAAAACGACCTTTGCGGTTACTTAATGGATTTGGAGCCGGACGAATGGGAAGTGTTGTCGCTACCGGCATTGTACACCGACGAAAACGGAGAGGAACAAGCATTGTGGCCGTTCAAACACACGGTTGAGGAATTGCACAAACTCCGTGAAAAGAACGTGTTTGTGTTCGACACCCAATATTTGCAGAACCCGAAACCGGCGGCAGGTTTGATGTATGAAAACGAGTGGAAGACATACGAAATGATACCGTACACCAAGCGGCGCAAGGTTAAGAACTACACCGACACAGCCGATGAGGGAACGGACTATCTATGCAGCATTGACTACCTGGAAACGGAATTTGGCAACTACATTTTAGATGTGCTGTTTACGCAGAAGCCAATGGAATACACCGAGCCGAAGACAGCGCAGATGCTAACCAAAGACGGGGTGGAAGAGGCGAACATCGAGAGCAACAACGGCGGTCGTGGATTTGCCCGTAATGTGGAAAAGCAATGCCGCATCATTGGCAACAACACAACGCGCATTAAGTGGTTCCACCAAAGCGACAACAAGGCCGCACGCATATTCACCCGTTCAGCCGAGGTGCAGAACCTTACATATTTTCCCGTTGGGTGGGAAAAGTTGTGGCCGGAATTTGCCCGTGCCATTAAGTATTACATGAAAGTTGGCAAGAATGACCACGACGATGCCCCCGACGCGCTGACCGGCACCGTTGAAAAACGACCACAGCACGCACAGCGCGAGAACGCAAGCGACTATTTATCGTGAACAATAAATTTTCAAAGATATGGATATTAAAGAATTTCTCAAACAAGAAACGGACAACAGCAAACTCGTTACAGAGTTGATGAACGGGCGCAACACCGGCGCACCGGCTGTTGATACCTACCAGGCGCAACTCGACCCCGAAAAGCACGATGTAATGGACGAAACCAAACGCCCCGACAAGTGGGTCAAGGTTGACGACGAGGACAAAGCCGACTACAGCGCAAATGACCTAAAGGTCGTTACCGACAACAGCGACCCGAACAAAACGGAAGTACGCAAACGCCGCGAGCCAGTGGCACGAATAGCCGTTGCCCTGCAAAAGCTGATTGTGAAACGCGCCGTTTCGTTCTGTTTCGGAAATGCCATTACACTTAATGCGGACATTGAGGACGGGAGCCGCGAAGCCGACGTGCTGAAAGCAGTCCGCAAGGTGCTGACAGATGCCAAAGGCCGCACCATCAACAGAGCCGTTGCCCGTGCCATATTCAGTTGCACCGAGGGCGCGGAATTGTGGTATCCAGTGGAGAAGCCAACAAAGAAATACGGGTTTAACAGTACGTTCAAACTCCGTTGCAAAGTGCTTTCGCCGCTGAATGGTGATGTGCTTTACCCGTATTTTGATGATACCGGCGACCTCACCGCATTTTCGCGCCAGTTTGCCAAAGAGGACAACGACCACATCAAGCACACCTACTTTGAGACCTACACCGACGAAGAACACTACATTTGGGAAAACAAGCAGTCGGGGTGGGAACTGTTAGAGGGCTACCCAAAAGCAAACCCCATTGGCAAAATTCCCGTGGTGTACGGACAGCAGCCGCAAGTGGAGTGGGCAGACGTGCAGAGCCTAATCGACCGGCTGGAAAAACTACTTTCCAACTTTGCCGACACAAACGACTACCACGCCTCGCCCAAGATTGTTGTTAAAGGCGAGATACTACGTTGGAGCAAGAAAGGCGACAGCGGCAGCGTCATTGAAATGGACGAAGACGGCAGCGCGGATTACTTGACGTGGAGCCAGGCACCCGAAAGCGTGAAACTGGAAATTGAAACGCTGTTGAAGCTGATTTACACCCTCACGCAGACCCCCGACATTTCATTTGACAGCGTGAAAGGGTTGAATGTTTCCGGCATTGCCCTGGAATTGCTGTTTATGGACGCGCATTTGAAAGTCATGGATAAATGCGAGATATTCGACGAATATTTGCAACGCCGCATGGCCATTCTGCAAGCCTACCTTGCACAGATGAACAAGGGCGACCGCGAATTTTCCGAGGCGTGCGAAACACTTATCATTGAGCCGGAAATTACCCCGTACATGATTAAAGACGAGCAAAGCACGGTGAACTTGCTGTTGAACGCCACCGGCAACAAGCAGCTTGTGAGCCGCCGCCGTGCCGTTGAGGTGCTGGGTTGGGCAGAGGACGTTGACAAGGAAATTGAACAGATTGAGGAAGAGGAAAACGCCACAAGCAGCATGGCCGACCTCTTCAACCAGGAACCGACCGAGTAAATGAGTGATGCCGTAAACATAGTCGCCAATTTCAGTATTGATGAAATGATACGGAAAGCCACCGAGGACGTGGAAGCCGTCATTGAAGATATTGTTAGTGCATTGGAAATGGCGTGCCGTGATACCGTTATTGCGGCACGTTCATTGCCACAGCCGCCAGCCGAAATGAGAGGCAAGCCACACCAGCCAAACTATATTGATGATACCGGCTACCAGCGCGGCAGCATTGGTTTTGCCATATACAATAACGGCACCCTCGTTGAAGAGAATTTTGAGGGTACGGAAAGCGGAAACGCAGGGCAGGGCGCGGCGCAAGGCCAGGCGGCAGGGCGCAACCTCGCCAACGAGATTGCAGGGCGTTTCAGTGAGGGCATTGTCGCAGTGGTTGTGTGCGGTGCCGAGTATGCAGCCGCAGTTGAGGCAAACGGTTACGATGTGTTGACCGGCAGCACAAAGGAATTGGGCAACATTTTCAAAGGTTACATTGCAGAAGTGAAAGCAGCACATGGACTATAAGCAGCAACAAGATATTATCAAGTATTTGGCAAAGCTGGAAAAGCAGCTTGTTAAGGTGTACGGCGACACCTATAAAGCAGCCATTGACATTGCCGATGTGCGCAAGGCCATTGAGTCGGGCGGCACGTTCACATGGAATGACAACCGCCAGGCAGCGGCCAAACTTGATAAGATGTTGCACCAAATGACCCAAAAGGTCGAAACGCTGATTGCAAACGGCATTGGTTCATGTTACCGCCAGGGTGAACGCAACGTAACGGGTGATGTTATAAAGGCATTGGGCGTGAGAGGCAAGGCACAGACGGCAGAGGTTACAGCCATTTGTGATGCAGCCACAGACCAACGCAGGGCGCACGGGCAGAGTGCAGCGGCACACATTAACGCCCGACGGGGCGGCATACAAGCCAGCGCACAGATTTGGCAGCAAAACGCCAAAAAGGAGATTGAAATCATTGTGCAAAACGGCATGAAAGAGGGCAAAAGCCCCAGCGAGATTGCACAATCGATTAGGGGCTATTTGAAAGAGCCGTACCGATACGAAAAGAGCGTGTACAACCCGACCACCGGCAGACTTGAACGCAGCGAAGCAGCCAAAGACTACCACCCAGGGCAAGGCGTTTACCGTAGCAGCTACAAGAACGCCCTCCGCATGGCACGCACCGAAATGACCCAGGCATATAGGCAAGCGGAATGGGAGAGTTACCAAAACAACCCCTTAATAAAGGCGTATGAAATACGGTTGAGCGGCAACCATACCACAATGAAAATGGTCAAGGGAAAGCGCGTGCCGGTGCCGCTGACAGACATTTGCGACAAACTGGCAGGGGTGTACCCTAAAACATTCAAGTGGGTTGGTTGGCACCCACAATGCCGTTGCCTAATGATACCGATAATGGTCAGCAAAAAGGAGTTCCGCGAATTGCTGGAAGCACGCAAGGCAGACCGAGAGGCAAAACGAGCCGGTAAGGAAGCCACAGCCGTTGCCAGGATTAACCAGCGTGCAGCCAATGTGCCGATGCCAAAGAACTTTACTGATTGGCTGACCGCCAACCAGGGGCGTATTGATTTGGCACGAAAGGGCGGCGGTATTTTGCCGATGTGGATTACCGACAACACCACCATGCCAACCACCATAACAACGGTAACAGCCACCGGCACGGTAACAACCCCGACAGCCGCACCACAGCCCACGCCACAACCAATTGTGCTAAAACCCGAAGACCTTGTGCCGACGGGCGACCCCAGGCCGATGTGTCAGCAAGCCCAAGAAATAATGAAGCTAAAGACATATACGGAATTAGAGCAATATGTTACAACGCACGGTGTGGCAAAAGCAATAAAACTTTCCACATTGCCGCTGGAATCAGCACGCGAGATTTGTGCCACATACGCACAATACATACACGACTGGAATTTGCCGCAGATACCGATACTCGGAACCGCAAGAATGAACGCATTGGCACACGCGCATGGTGGACTTATGGAAGTAAGCCCGTCAGTATTCAATAAAAAGAACGCCACTACACAGATACCACAGGCATACAAGTTAAATGCAAGCGAATGGAAAGCCAACAGACTAAAAGACATTGACAGACTAAAAAAGGAATATACAAATTGGGAAGACCAAGCAAAACAAGCGTATGCAGCCGGTAACAAAGCAAGGTATTATCAATTTAGCAAAATCATGGCTGATATACAAAAGAAGATTGACCGCATAGAAGACCAAATAAACAACGGGTTCACGCGCCACAATGTTTTTCTTTCGGAAGCCACACTATTGCGAAACACCGTGCAACACGAATACGGACACGTTGTCGACGATATACTATTAGGCTCACTTAACGGGCGGCACTTTAAGAGTAATACCATTGCCGATGCTATGGCAGCAACAATGCGCACAAAATGGGCGGCATTATATACGAAATACAAAGCAAAATGTGGTTGGCTTTCCACATACGGAACCACAGACAAAGACGAATTTTTGGCAGAATGTATGGTATTGTATATGGAAAAAGGCGGCGAGGGTATGCCGCTGGAAGTAAAGCAATGGTTTGATGAGTTAAAGCAGCTTGCCAATGCCGCTAAAACACCGTGAATTTACAACGATGCGTAACGGTACTCTTCTTTAGGTACGAACACCACGCCTGGCTCACCTTGCCCCGTTACTGGTTCACGGTGTTTCTGTTTCCCATTAAAGATGTCAGCCGGTATTGGTTTAGGGCAAAAGGCAATACAAGAGTCTGGCAATTCGGAATGGTAGTATTCGCACTTTGCACAATCGGAGTCCGGCGCAGGGATTTTTTTATTATTGTGTGCCATAATATTATATTATTTGCGACTGCAAAAGTACGAAACTTTTTTGATATGGTGGAGAAAAAAAAGCAAATTACCGGCAAATAACAACACGCTCAAAACCATAATATTGTGTGTCGCACGGATTTACTTAGCAAATAAAATTTCAATAACTTTTCAATAACTCACCCCCGTATTACTATACAACGTATTAAAATAATGCGTACTTTTGCAACGAATTTTAACAAAGAAACCACATGAAGAAAAAACTTTTGGAGTTACTGGAAGCCAAATTTCCAGGCGCGAGAAAAGACGGGTTGCAGCAGTTGGCAAATTCGCTTTCGCTGACCGTTACGACCGAAGACGAAGCCACCGCCGTTGTAGGTAAGATTACCGCCGACCAAGTGGCCGACTACATCAAAGAATGGCGCAGGGTTGCAGATGCGGAAAACAGCGCGGCAGCGCAGACGCGCGAGAACAACATCCGCGAAAAGTACGACCTCACCGAGAAAGGCCAGCAGCAACAGCAGCAGCAACAGCAACAGCAGCAGACCCAGCAGGTGCAAAACGTATCAGCCCAGGACATTCAAAAAATGATTGAGGAAGCCGTCACAAAGGCCACACAAGGCTTGCAATCGACCGTGGCAACAATGCAGGCTACCGACATCGCCAAAGCACGGCGCGAAAAGATTGAAGCACTGTTTGGAAAGGACACCCCCGAAACGTACAAGAAAACCGTTTTGGCCGGATTTGAGGGGCGCACTTTCAAAGACGATGCCGATTTCGACGCTTTCGCCGAGCTAACCAAAAACAACCATGCCGCATTTATGCAGGACATGGCCGACCGTTCCCTCCGTGGTGAAAAGCCCCTTTTGGGCGGCACCAACAAAGACGGCGTTTCCAACGCAGTTGAAAGCTACGTCAAGACCAAGACCGAACAGAACGGCAATGACCTGGGCGGCAAAGACCCATTCAAAAATTAATCAACAATGGCACTTAACATTCAAAGAAAAACCGAAAAGCGCGTTATACGCGCATTCACGCACAAGTTGGCTGACATTCCCAACGGCGTGAACGTGGCCACCGCTGACCTCACGCAGAACCATGTTGCGGAGACTACGCCCATTGGTGCCGACAGCAACGGACTTTATCACGTTGTAAAGACCGCCCAGCTTGCCGCCAATGCGACGAACACGGACACCACCCTCACGGTGAAGAAAGGCCACAACTTCAAAGTTGGCGACAATGTGTTTGCCGTGAAAGGCGGCAAGTGCTATGCCATCACCGGCATTGCCACCAACAGCGGTGATGCTACCCTCGACGATATAACCATTGGCACCACCCTGGGCGTTGCCCTTACCGCTGGAGCCGTGATTATGCAGGGCAACACCACCGGCGCATCCGCTGGCGCGTTCAAGTACACCCCCAAAGCCCTCCTCGGCGAAAGTTACGATGTTGACCAGTTGCAGAACCGACCGGCCAACGCCGTAACCATCGGCCAGGCTGTTAAAGCCAAATGCGTTGCCCTGGGCGACGTTGTTTTGGCCGAACTGAAAGGCATTGTGTTAATCTAAAGTAAAAGGAGGAACAGACTATGCAGAAAAGTTTAATGGTTGGACTGACCGAAAAGGACATGGATGCCGTTATCCATTCCTTTGACCTCAAGCCCTTTTACCACAACACCCTTTTCCCCGTTAAGCAGAACGGCACGTTGGAATGGAAAGCCCTTGAAATGCAGACCGGCATGAGGGTTGCCGCCGACGTTGTGGCACGCGGAGCCAGCGCACGCCGCCGCACCCGTGAGCCGTTGCAGCGCGTTTCCGGCGACATTCCCAAACTCCTTATCGCCCGTTCCTGGGACGAAGAGGAATACGAAGCCTACGACATTGCTTTGTACCTTGCAAAAGGCAACCCCGACCAAACCGCACTCGTTGAGGCATGGGCAGAGGATATGCGCTTTTGCTGGAACGGCATTGCCAACCGCGTTGAGTGGATTGCCCTCAAGCAGATTTCCCTCGGCAAGGTTTCGTTCACCGCGCAGAACAATGTGGGTATTGTTACCGAATACGATGTGGACTACCAGCTCGGCTCGTTGCCCACCAACAACTTGCAGGGCTACCAAACCGGCAGTGCCGCATGGAACCAAACCACCTCGGCCAAGCCGATTTCGGTTGACTTCAAAGGCATTGTGCGCAGCGCACGCGCACACGGCATTTACCTCAAGTACGCCTTTATGAACCTTGACACGTTCAACAAGTTCGCAGAGACCAAAGAGGTGAAAGACCTTTGCGCCAACTACCTTTCCGTTGCACTTGACATCACCACTTCCCCCAGCGTGGAGCAGGTGAACAAGACCCTTGCCAAACTCCCCTACCTTTACGGTTTGCAGATTGGCATTGTCGACCAGGACATTGCCATTGAGGACGAGGCCGGAGAGTTCACCAACGGCAACCCGTTTGAAGACAATGTTGTCATGTTCAGCGAGAGCGCAGTCCTCGGCCACACGTTCTATAAGACCCCAGCCGAAATGCGCAGCAAGAACGCCGCCGTTTACAAGGTGCAGAACGGCTACACCTGCATTAAGAAATTCAGCACCGAAGACCCGTTTGGTGAACACACCATTGGCTTTGCCAACGTGTTCCCTGGTTGGGAAAATTCGGCACGCTGTTTCCTTATGGACTCCGCGAACAACACCTGGAACAAGTAAAAGAACCCGTGGGGCGGTGCAACGCCGCCCCTACTTTCAATTCGTAACACACCATGACTTACACAGAATGGCTGACCAAGACCGGCGTACGGGTCAATATGAGTGCCGACGATGTGCAACTGATACTGACCAACCAAGCCGAATTGATACCCGACGCAAACGCCACCGTGGACGTGCGCACCGCCAAACTTGCACTTTGCCGCGAGTTTGCCGCCGTGTTGCCCATGTGCAACGTGAGCGAGGGCGGCTATTCTGTTACATGGAACATGGAAGCCGTGAAAATGTGGTACAATGCCATGTGCGATGAGCTGGGCATTGAAAACGCATTGGAGCGCAAACCCAAAGTAAAAGGCCGTTCCGATATATGGTAAATTTCGCACAATACCCACAACACTTGTATATGCTCACCCAGCAGGGCGAGAGCGTGCAAGACAAAACCGGCAAATGGGTGAAACCAGGTGCCGACGGTTGGCAGTATGTGGGTTTGTGCCGAGAGGAAACCAACGGCAAGGGCAGCACCGTAACAACCGCCGACGGGCAAGTGCTTGTTTTCGCATCCCTAATTCAGTTGCCCACCGGCACGCCGAGGGTAAACGAGGGGTGCAATGTGATTGTTACGCGCACACAGCCCCAAGCCATAACGGACGCTTACATTGCAGAGGGTTTGCGCAACGGCCAAGTGGTTGCAAAGGGTGTTTGCAAGAAATTCGACAGTGGACGGCTGCATTGCCGGTTGTGGATTTAATATTTATAGCCATGAATAAAGAGGAAGCAACCGAAATGTTTGTGCAGATGCTAATGGCAGATACCAACCTTACAGAAATGCTGCAAGGGCGCATATACAACCGCAAGCGCAGCGACGGACGGGAAACGGAAGAATGTATTGTTGTGAACACGCCGTGGGTAAACCACCGCCGCCCACAATCGGGCTACACCAACATTAACATTCATGTGCCAAGAGAGACACACACCATTGACGGGGTGCAGCAGATACAGCCGAATACAGAGCGCATGGGCAAACTCACCAACATTGTGCTTTCCCTATTGGATAATTCGGAATACCCAAACGGGTTCAGTTGTTCATCCATGCAAGAAAACGCAATGGCAGAGGACGTGCGCAGCGAAGACTACAACAACATACGAATTGATTGGATTAATGGTAACAATTAAAAAATTAACGACATGGTAAAAGCATTCACTTTAGGTCTTTCCAACATTAAGACCGCCGCAGTGCCGAGCGAAGGAACGATGCCCCCCGACACCGACCTTACCCAGCTCGGTTTGACCAACGAAAATTCGGCAGTCCTCAACATGGAAGTGCCGGAAGAAACGGAGTTCCGCGCTGAGGAAAAGGACGACCCCGTCCTCGTTTCCAAGAAAGCCGGAGCCGTTACGGTTGAATTTGACCTGATGAACCCCAGCCCCGAAGACATGGTTACGCTTATGGGCGGCACGGCCAGCAAGAGCGAACAGTCACTCACCGACAACGACCAGTGGGAGCCGCCAACCGATGTGCCTAACATTGAGTTGGCCGTTAAGGTTACGCCCAAGCAGGGTTTTGGCATTGCCATTCCCCGTGCAAGCATCACCGCCACTTTCGGCGGCACCTACACCAAGACCGAACTTGTTTTGGTTCATGTGGTCGCAAAGGTGCTGGCACCTACCGGCACCAACGTAAAACGCTTCAAGCTGTTCAAGGTTTAAGGCCACTTCATTTTTCAGTTGCAGCCCCATTGCCACCCTCGGCGGTGGGGCTGTTTTAATAAAAAAGTCATGGAAGAGACACAAGAATTACAAGCACAGCGAGAGTTGAACCGCCTTTGTGATACCGGCTTTAACTTCACCGTTGAACGGAATGTGCGCCGCAAGCCCAAAGGGTTGCGCCGACTGTTCAGCAAGGCGAGAGTTGAGAAAGAAACATTGCGGTTCGATGTATTGCAGCCGACTTTGAACACCATTGACCGCATAGCACCCCACATGGTGCATTTCCAGCAGTATGCAGACCGCGTGAAAGATGCGGAAGATACAGAGTTGCTGGAAGCGGCCAAAAGCACCGTTGTCGAGGCACGCAACATGGCAAGGTTTGTGGCAATAATGGCATTGGGCGAAAACTACTATGTGTATGATGCCGACAAAGGCCAGTATGTGCGCGACGATGCCGAGTTACAACGCCTGGAAGATATAATGTTTCACCACATAAGACCCTCACGGCTGTTCCAGCTTTGCGAAGCGTGTTTGGCCGTGTGCAATTTGGCGGATTTTATGAACTCTATCCGGCTGTTGGCAGCAGAGACGGAAGCGGCCAATCCGAGGAAGAGCGGGGTAGATTAACGGGAATGAACTCCGCGTATGGCCGACGGGGTGCAATATGCAAACACTTTGGCTGGTCATGGTGGGAGTTGAACCACAAAATGCCGTGGGCGACGATACAAAAAATAATGGTTGATTTGCCACACTATGAAAGCGAGGACGGCGAAGCAGCCATACAACGGAAGATAACCACGGCGGTAACAGCGGAAAACGCAGACGAATTAATGGCACAAATTAACGCAATGATATAAAGCAATGAATATTGGCACGCTTGATTTTGAGATTATCGGCAAAAATGACGGCATAAAGCGTTCTTTGGAAGAGGCAAAGGAAAGCATCAAGAATTTCACCGAGACCGCAAAGGACGGCGGCATTGGTGCCGGTGATGCCATGCAAGCAGCCGCCGCGAAGATTGAACAAGCATGGGGACAGCTTGAAAGTGTCGGCAATGCCAACCGCGAGGCGTTGAAAGGACTGGAAGCGGAATATACCAAAGTCGGCCAAGATGCCGCCGCCGCTTTCAGCAAGGCCACCGCCGCCGGTGATAAAGAGTACCGAACACTAACCGCACGGCAGCAAGCATTGGGAAAGGAGATACGGCAGCGCAAAGACGTGTTGAACCAGGTGGAGCAACTGACCGCCGAACTCAACCAGGAAGAGCAAGCGTTTAACAAGTTAGCCAGCGAAACACAGAAGAATGAAAGCCGCACAACATCGTTCCGAATGCAGTTGCGCCAGCTGACCCAAGAAATGGCAATGCAAGAGGCACAAGCACGGCAGACCGGCGGAGAAACGGCCGTGTACGCCCTCCGTGCTACCGATGCTTTCAAACAGATGCAGTTGCAAGCCGCCCAGCTTACAGATGCAATGGGCGACGCTCAACAACAAGCACGGATTTTGAGCCATGACAATGCCGGTTTGCAGGGCGTTATTTCAGCCGTCGGCGGAGTGGCCGGTGCTTTCAGTGTTGCCCAAGGTGCGGTTGGGTTGTTTGCTGGGGAAAGTGAGGATTTGCAAAAAATAATGGTCAAGGTGCAAAGCATCATGGCAATTACAATGGGCTTGCAGCAAGTAGCAAACACATTGAACAAAGACAGTGCCGCATCCCTTACAATATTCAACAAGGTACGCGAAGCGTTTGTGCTGGAAATGCAACGTGGAAACGCCGCATTGGAAGCGGACACCGCCGAGAAAACAAAGAACGCCGCTGCAACAGAATTAAATGCCGCCGCAGAGCGCACAGCCTCCAGTGGAAGCCAAGCCGCAACCGGCGCAAAGAGGCTTGAAGCAGCAGCCAGCAGCGTAGACACTAAAAACAAGATTGCCAATACAGCAGCAACCGGCGCACAGACCATTGCAACAAAAGGGTTACAGCGTGCCAACATTCTGCTTTCCGCTTCATTCAAAGCGGTTGGTGTTGCCATTAAAAGCATCCCCGTTATTGGGTGGATTTTGGCAGGTGTATCGGCACTTGTTGGTATCATTAGCGCATTGACCAAACGCAGCCGTGAAGCAAAGAAAGCCCAGGAAGAATTGTATGCCACCATTGCCGAGGGAGCAAAAGACCCTATAGCAGAAATTACCAGGCTACAAGCCGAGTATGACGCATTGGGCGTAAATGTTCAAGCCAAAAAGAAATTTATTGATGATAATAAAGAGGCGTTCAAGAAGCTGGGGGTTGAAGTCAACAACCTTGCCGATGCAGAAAGGTTGCTTAATTCACAAAAGGACGCTTTTGTTGCCGCCCAGGTAGCAAAGGCAAAGGCATTAGCATTACAGCAGAAAGCCGCAGAAAAAGCGAAAGAGATTGTTGAAAAGCAACTTGAACTTGAAGAAGCGGAGATAAAGAAAGGCACAGACAGCAGAAAAGCTCGTGCATTGCGCGGTGAAATAGCAGGTCTTGAAGCACAAATGAAAGGGCTGTACGACGATGCCGTGCAAGCCGAAAAGGACGGCGGCGAGATACTAAAACGAGCCGGAATCCAAGCCGTGCAAGGGTACACGCAAGGCATGGTTGGCTGGTACGAACAAGCCATCAGCCAAAAGAAAGAAGCATTAAAGAAATTGACAAACCCCAAGGACTATAAGGCAGCCGAAAAGGAGATTGAGACATTACAGAAGACACTCGACGGCATAACCGGCGCAAAAAGCAAGTCCACCGGCACCAGCAAAGACCCATTCAAAGAACGACTTGAAAAACAGAAACAACAATACACCCAATATGCCAAGTGGCGTAACAGCACTGATGAAATATTACAGCAAGCCGCCGCAACGCAGTTCCAAACGCTGTTACAACAGGGCAACAGTTATCTTGACTACCTAAAGAAACAGCGCGAAAAACTGATGTCCGAAATGGTGGGCGACGGAACCAAGGCGCAGCGCAAGAACCTCGCCACACTTAACGATGCCATAGCCGAAGAAACCAAAAGCACGGTGTTGGAGCAATTCGACCAGGAATTGCAGCGGCAGTTGAACGGTGCCAATTCACTGATTGAGAAACTGGCCATTATCGAGCGCAAGCGCAGGGAGTTGGCAAACGACGGCAGCGAACTTGACCAAGCCCAAGCAGAGTTGTTGCAGAAGCAGAGGGAACAAGTCGCAAACGAAATGGAAAGCCAGTATCGCGAAGCGCAGCAAGAATATTATGACTACCTGGAAAGCCGCTTGACCGCGTTTGAAAAGTACCAGGCTGATATGACCAAAGTTCAGACGGAGTACGACCGGGTGGAGCAAGTGTTGAACAACGCAAAGGCGGCACTCGACAAAGACCCAGGCAACGAGGCATTGGAACAGCAGGTTGAAGAGCTTGAACGGCAACTTGAACTTGTCGCAAAAAAGCGCGACACGCTGACACAACAGCAACTGACACGCGACGCACAAGCCACCGACGAACTGGTTGAGCAATACCGCTCGGCAGAGGAAAAAATAACCGCCATAGCCAACGAGCATAGCGAGAAGAAGAGGGTACTGAAAGAGCGCGAAAAGGTACTGGAACTGGATATCCAAGAGGCACTGATGAACGGCGATACAAAACGTGCCGAGAAGTTGCAACAAGAATTGGAAGCCGTAAGACGGGCATTGTTGGGTATTGACAAAGATTTGAGCAAGGCGGCGGCAGAGTTTTTAGCCAACGACATTGTGGGCAAATTCCTCGACGATGCCGACAACTTGACCGTAACAAAGATTAATGAGCTTATCGCCCAAATAGAGGCGAAAGAAATAGAGATACCGGCGGATATTAGCGACAGCGACCTACTGGCTATCATTGAGAAATTGCGCGGCATACGCAAGGAAATAGCCGCAAAGAACCCATTTGAAGCCATGAAAAATAACTTTGTGGAGTTCAAAGAGGCAATGAGTAGCGGCGACCTCACCAAAATTGCCGGTGAACTGAAAGACGACCTCGGCGGCATTGGTGAAGTATTTAACAGCATAACAAAAAGCCTGGCAGACATGGGCGTTGGTGCCGACGAAGCCACACAGAGCATCATCAGCGACATTGGCGGCATGTTGCAGGGAGCAACTGATGTTGCAGCCGGTATTGCCAGCGGCAACTACTTGCAGGCTATAACGGGCGGTGTTCAGCTCGTAACAAACGCCGTGAAACTGTGGAATGATGCCAACCGCGAGAATGCCGAAACCATAAAGGCAGCAGAAGCCAAAGTTAAGGAGTTTGAATCCGCCATAAAGAAGATGCGTAACACCCTCGCACGGACATACGACAGCAGCCGCTACGACCTACAGCGCGAGATACAAGACAAGCTCGCCCAAGAGATTGCAGAGGAAAAACGCAAACTGGAAGCGATGCAACGCGACATGCAAGGCAGTTCCAGTGACTATACCCAAGAGGATATCGACGCGCAGATTGCGCACATTGAAGACCTGGAAGAGCAGCTGACGCAAGGCTACGAAGCCCTCGCCGAAGACTTGACGCAAACCACAATACCAGAAATCGGTCAGCAGATAACAGATGCCCTGGTCGATGCTTTTGCAAACGGCCTGGATGCCGCCAATATTGACAAAGAACTGGAAAAGGTAGTCAATGACATATTGAAAAACACGGCATTGAACCTTATCAAAACCAACCTGCTTATGCCACAGATTAAGGAGTGGTACGAGGCATTCAATGCAGCGTTGGACGACAATACCCTAACGGAAGATGAGGTTGACGCATTACGCGCCGACCTTATGGCAAGAATGCAGCCGTTCAAGGATGCCATAGAAGCCTGGAATCAAATATGGGGAGAGAGCGAGGACAGTGCAAACACATTGAGCGGCGCACTAAAGGGAGCCAGCCAAGAAAGCATTGATTTGTTGGCTGGGTACACCAACGCCACCCGAATAATTGAGCAGAGCCAATTAGACATAATGACACGGCAACTTTCCCACATTGCCAGCATTGATGCAAGGTTGGAACAAGCCGTTACCATACTCGCGGCCATGTCGCGCCGCACGGGGTTGGTTACGGAAACGGTAACAGCCGCCGACATCAACAACACGAATGAACGCGCCTACGGCATTATTAACGATTAGAACGATGAACAAGTTAAGAAGACAGCTTTTGAAAGCAGCAAAGCAGAAAGGAATGTGCGACATGGGAAAGGACATTATCCGGCACGCCGCCAGCCTTGATGAGATTTTGCAGCAGTTCCACGACCACATCGGTTGGCACGTTGAGCATGACAACCCACCCTTTGAGGTGCTGAAAGAGCATTTTGAGGGGTTCAGCAACGATTGGGCGGCGGCAGACGTTAAGGGCGTGCGGTTCGTTGACCAAGAAAAGGTGCTTATGGTGCTGGGCAGCGAGGGCGAAGCTTGCTACACCCCAGGACATCGCGGCAGGGTGTTTGTGCGCCACAATTCCGAAGTTACCGTGTATGCCGAGCCGAAAACCTTTGTAATGGTGTCGGCATACGACAACGCCCGTGTTACCATTCGACCGGCAGACACGGCACGGGTGTATGTGTACCTCCACGGCAACGCCCAGGTGGTTGACACGCCCGAAAACGAAAGAATAACAATTAACACAGCGCAATATGGAAGATAGAAATTTGATTTTGAATTTGCCGTTTGACGAGAGCGACGGCAGCACCACGGCTTACGACTATTCGCAGAGCCATAAGAATGCCACCGTGCATGATTGCCCGTTTGTTGACGGGAAACAAGGAAAGGCAATTAAATTCGACGGCAACGGCTATGCCGACATTGCCAACAGCAACATTGACCTTACCGGCAATTTCACATTGTTGGCATGGATTAAGACGGCAGAGCCGGACATCGCCGCAGACCACAACATTGGGTTGTATTTGCAGTATGGCAACGGCGTTGGTGAGTACATACAGCGTTACTACAGCGTTTCGCCCGATAGTTGGGTGTATTGGGCGGTCGTGAAAGAGGGTTTGACCGTGAAAGTGTACAAAGACACGCAGCTCGTTGACACAATAACGCTTGCCAGCAACCTTGTTGGCATGGCCGTGAATCAAAACATATACAACACCGAAAACGGGTTTGGTTGCCTCGATGAACTGAAAGTGTACAACGTGGCAGCGAGTGAGCAGGATATTATAGACAGCATCACAACTGCAAACCAACTTATATATTCCATAAACGGCAAGCCGTTTGTTGACACCTGGGGCATATACGTTGAGAGCAGCGACGGACTATTAGACAGACCGGCATTGAAAACGCCGTTTTCGCAGGATTGGCCAGGCTACAACGGCGAGGTTGTCGACCTCGACAACAAGCGTGTGCAGCCGCGAGACATTTCGCTGAAATGCTGGATGCCGTGTACCGGCAAAATGGACTTTGTGCAGAAGTGGAACGATTTTTGCAGCCAGTTTGAAGCCGACGGCACAGCACGCCTAATGGTTGACATTCACCCAACGCGCCCGTTGGTGTACGAAGTATATTTGAGGGAAGCCCTCAATGTTTCAAAGAAGTGGAACGATGCTTTGTTTGTTGCCACGTTCACTTTGAAAGTACGCGAACCCGACCCCGTGAAACGTGTCGTGCGTTTCCGCAATGACAGCGGCAGCGAACAACACACAATAAAGCTGAACACCGACGGCGGCAACGTCCTCACTATTGCCTGGGGCGACGGCACATTTACGCATAATGTTTATGGCGACCACACAAGCAATTCCACGGCATTGAAGCACACCTACAGCACCAACGGCGTGTTCTATGCCATCATCAGCGGCATTATTGACGATGAGTATTTGACCGACTTTGAAACGGACGGCATTGTCGTATGGAACAAATTTTAACAGTAACCCACCGCGACGGCACAACCTTTAACCTGGCACACAAGGGCAGCGAGGTTTGGGGCATTACAGCCGCCACGCAGAATGTTGAACTCAACGCAAACGACACGGCAACGGTGGACGTACAATCCACCATGCCGTTGCCGTTTGCGCTGGGCGACAAAATAACGGTGTACGGGAAGACCTACACCATGAATGAATTGCCCAAAGTAACCAAGAACAGCGAAAGAAAGTACGTCTACAAGTGTACCTTTGAGGGCGAACAATACTATTTGCTGAATGTGAACTGGCAAATGCCATTCAGTGCCATTAACGACACCTACACCGGCGACCTGGCCGACTTTGCCACGTTGCTTGTTTCCAATTTGGTGAGGTTGTACGGCAACGGCACATGGACGTTGGGCAGCGTACCGGCAGACACCGAGACAAAGACACTGGCATTTACGGACACTAATTGTCTTGACGTGATGCAGCAGGTGTGCGAGGAATGGGAAGTTGAGTTTGCCATCGGAGTCAGCGGCACAGCCCATGTGTTGAACTTTTACACCGAGATTGGCGGCACCATTGACTATGAATTTATGTACGGCAGGGTCGGCGGTTTGTATGAGTTGCAGCGCAACGGCGTGAATGACCCCGATTTTGGCACGCGCATATACTTTTACGGCGGCAGCAACAATATTCCCAATTCATATTTCAACAGCCGCCAGTCGCCGCGCCTATGCCTGGCATACAAGGCCGTTGGCGAGACAACCACGAACAACCCGACAAAGAACAACAGCTATTTGCAAGCCCCAGCCGCCGTTGCCGCATACGGACTGATTGAGCGCACAAAGGTTTTTGAAGACATTTACCCGAACCGTGTCGGCACCGTTACGGCCATTGATGCCAACAGCGAACTTGTATTTTTCGACAACACCATGTTTGACCTCAACGAAAAGGACGGGCAGGGCAACACAAAGTGGCTGATTGCCGGAACCACGGCAAAGGTGCATTTCAACACGGGGCAGTTGGCAGGTTACGACCTCGACATTTCCGAATTTACCTACAAGAGCGGCAACACCGTTATTGGCAAATTCAAGATTAACGCGCTGAAAGACGAAAACAACTATGTATTCCCCAGCCACGACAACAACGCTTTCCGCATTGCCGTTGGTGATGAGTATATCATTACCGACATTGTTTTGCCAAGCAGCTACATAACGGCGGCACAGAACGCATTGCAGACCGCCGCCGTCGATTGGTACAACAAACATTGCGCACCGGCAGTTGAATACACAATGACCCTTTCGCAGATGTTTGTCAAAGACCTGGCAGCGGAAATGGGCATTACCGACGGCGTTGTGTTCCACATTGGCGACAAAATAACCGTTACCGACACGGCATTGGGGTTCACGCAAAAGCAATTCCGCATTGTGCAGTTTTCGCGCGACCTTACCAAAGAATATGCCTACACGTTGAAGATTTCCGAAACGAACCTACACCGTGCGCAATACCGTTTCCGGCGCAGAACGCGCTTTGTTTCTGATATTATGTACCGCCTCGGAGTTGCGGAACCGGCACACGCGGCAATGGAAGCCAACCAAGTTGCCGTTGCCTACCGTGCGTTTGGTTTGGGAACCGAGGGCGTGGCGTTGGGCAATGCCAATTCTACGCGCATTGGGTATATTATAGACAACAACAACCATTTGCGCCCGTCGGTTGTTGCCAGCGGCACACTGACACAAGCCATGTTTGTTGCCGAACTTGCCCAGCGCATTGCCAATATACAAGTGCTTGAACGGTTCATTAATAACGGGTCGTTTTCCAACCGCCATTTCAGCGGCACAGTCGAATTTGAAAGCGGCAAATTGCACATGAAAGACTTTGTGCTGCATGATGCCTACACCCGTGCCAAACTCGGTTACTCGGTGGCAGAATGGGAACTGGCGACGGAAACCGATTTTGACTTTTCAAACGGGGAGTATGAGACTGATAAGGCATACCACATATACGCGGACGTAAAGGAAGACGGCACATTGGGTTATGCCGTTATAAAGGACGGCGAAGAATCCAGCATTGCCGAGAGTTGCATAAAGATTGGCACAGTGAGCGCAGACGGCGGCAATGGGCGCACTTTTGAACGCAGCATTGGTGAAGCCTATATGGAAGACGGCCAATTAAAGGACAGCAAAGGAGCAACGCGCCTGGATATTATAAACGGACTGATAAAGGACGGCAACGGCAATACGTTGTTGAACCTTATCAGTGGCTACATTGAGGGCGCAACGAAGATACGGCGAAACAATGCAACCACCTATTCACTTGCCGACGAGATAGTGTCGGCACGCACGTTGCGCAAGTTCTTTACCGGCAGCGAAACTGGGGCATTCAATTTCAAAGATGCCAACAACAATGATACTGACATACAAACCATTTTGGGTGTTTCGCCTACAGCCGCCGGAGGCATGAGAAAAATAGTGGGTGATGCAAACGGTGGACTTGTGAAAGATACCAGCGACCTAAAAACGTCTGTAGGTTCCATTAATACACCAAATACGGTGATGTACAAGATTAATGAACTTGTGGCAAGCATGGAAGCCGTACAGACTATGTTTGACAACACTTACAAAGCCACCATTAACAACTTGATTAACACATTAAACAGCAATTCAATCAGCGGCACGAAGCTAATCAGCGACACGCAAAAAGCCAACCTTATTATTGGCAACAGCGGCAGGGGGGAATGTACATTTAACCCAATAACGAAAGAATACAGTTGCCAGGTTAGACCCGATGCGCCATCCTATGACGAATTACCCGTGCCAAGCCCACTGCAATAACTATTCAAAAACTTAAACCGAAAACGTATTATAATAATCCGCAAAAGTTGTACTTTTGCACAAAAATTAAAGACAATGGACACAACGAGAATGGGCGCGGCAGTATCCGCGCAGATTTCAAAAATGGGCATTGTTACCGACCTTGCCACAAAGAATTTCAGCGTTGACGGCGTGCCGTTCAACATCAAGAATGACGGTGAAACAGCCGTAACGCTGGAAGTGAATTTGTGGGATATGGAGCAAGGCACCTACATTGCCACGCGCTTTGAAACGGGCTGGAACCCCGAAATTGTGCGCGAGATTAAACAGAATGGTCAAATTGCCCCTAACCTAAAGTGGGGGTGCTAAACAAACAAGATTATGGGTTTACTTATTGGTATCGGCAATACTTCACCAAAGAACCCGTACAACCAATGGTACGGCGTGAAGATTGCCAAAGGCTCTGTAAGCAGCGAGAGCCAGCGAGTAACGCGCATTAACGGCGACGGAGCGGCCAGCCTACACGCCTCGTTGCCGATACAAAGCGCAATGAAACGGTGCATTCTCAAAGATGATGGCACCGTAAACTATTACCTGCATTATGCCGACAGCACCAAGAAAGACAGCGGCGCAGCCGCCGTGCTTGACGGAACCGACGGGCAAATCATGGTGGAAATTCCCGACACTTATTTTAAGTTTGAGGAAGACAGCACATATTATTATGTGATGATGAGCCAGCAAGCATTACCAGGTTTCACGCTTTGGCGCAAAAAGTACGTCAGTGCCGTTGAAGCCACGGTGCAGCAGAGCGGCAACAAACTTTCCAGCGTGATTAATTGGGCAAGCGGTTTCGCCGGTGGAAGCGGCAGCGCTACCGCCAGCCACGCAAATATGCTGGGCAGACCGCGCACGTCGCTTTCACTTGCCAATTTCCGCACCTATGCGCATAACCGTGGTACTGGTTGGCAGTGCAACACCTACGAGGTGCAGAAGCATTTGTGGTGGTTGTTTGTGGTTGAGTATGCCACATTGAACAGCCAGGCAGCTTTTAACGCCACACTTACCGCCGAGGGCTACCACCAGGGCGGTTTAGGCAACGGCGTTAGCACACTTGCAGATGCCAAGTGGAGTGCATACAGCGGTTACAACCCCGTTGTGCCGTGCGGCGTTACCGTTAAGGGTTTCAGCGACAATGACGATGCCAACACACAAGCCACGTTGTCGGCAAACATTTTGGGCAACGCCAGCGGCGAAGCGGCCTACACGCTGAAAGCCGGTACATACGACACAAACGACACGGTTGTTTATGTGAACAGCTACCGAGGCGTTGAAAACCCGTTTGCCAATATTTGGAAATGGACGGACGGCATATTGGTTCGCTACGAAGACAGCGACTATGACAACCAATGTATGTTGTATGTGAGCGACGACCCCACGCAGTATGCAAGTTCGCTTAACAGTTCCTACAAGGCCATTGGTCCTTTGCCGCTTGAAAGCACCGGCAATGGCTATGTGAAAGAAATTTGCTTTGGTGCCACCGGCGACATTATGCCGAAGAAACTCGGTGGAAGTTCAACCACCTATTTTTGTGATTACTACTATCACAATACCAGCACCCAACCAGCCAACACAGTTCACGGGGTCTTTTTCGGCGGCACGGCGAGCAATGGTGCGTATTGCGGCTTTCTGTCTGCGAGCACGCCTTACGCGCCCTCGTATACGTATGCGACTGTTGGCTCTCGGCTTTGCTTTATACCGGCAACCGCTTAATGTAATGCGACCGATGAGAATTAGAGCGACGGGCAGAACGCGGAGCGCGGAAAACGGGGTGCGGCGCAAGCCGCTCCCCACGCCCACCGCAAAAATGGTTCAAGTATGAAAAATAAAAAGGTTGTACGGTTGGACGGGGTCTTTTTCGGCGGCAATGCGAACAATGGTGCGAATTGCGGCTTTCTGTATGCGAACACGAATAACGCGCCCTCGAATACGAATGCGAATATTGGCTCTCGGCTATACTTTTCAAGTAGAAACTACAATAAAATGCGTGCAGCCTGGCAGCAATGCCACAGACTGCAAACCGACCGTAAACCTTGCCACAAAAGCGGTCATTGGCTGCATGATAACGGGTCAGCCCCGTTAGGCAAAAGACAACACTTTGATAGTAGGGCTTTGGTAGCATGAGCGAAGAAGACCGAAACGAAAAGCAAAGGACACATGAAACGCATTGGCAACCTATACGACTATATAATCAGCGTTGAGAACCTAAACGATGCGGAGCGCAAGGCACGCAAGGCGAAAGGTGCTCAACCTGGAGTGCGTATTTTCGACCGAAACAGAGAAGAAAATATTGCACGGTTGCACGATGTTTTGGCACGGTGTGAGTACCACACCTCACCTTATGCCACATTCACCATATTTGAGCCAAAAGAACGGCAGATTTGCCGTTTGCCGTACTACCCCGACAGAATAGTCCACCACGCCATTATGAACGTAATGGAAAGTGTGTGGGTTCCGATGTTCACCGCCGACACATACAGCTGCATTAAGAAACGCGGCATTCATGCTTGTGCCATGTCGGTGAAGAGGACGTTGGCAAAGTACCCCCAAGAAACAACCTATTGCCTAAAACTCGACATTCGCAAGTTCTACCCCAGCATTGACCACGCCATATTAAAACAGATATTGCGCCGGAAACTGAAAGATGAAAGGTTGCTGAAATTGCTCGATGAGATAATAGACAGCCACAACACATTGCCGAGGTCGGCAATACGCTACATGAATTGCGGAATACCCATTGGCAACTACCTTTCGCAGTATTTGGCGAACCTATATTTGACCTACTTTGACCACTGGCTAAAGGAGAAAAAGGGCGTGAAATTCTATTGGCGTTATGCCGACGATATTGTTATATTGTCGGACAACAAAGACTATCTACACAATTTGCTGCATGACATACGGGCATACCTTTGGGATAACTTGAAACTGACAGTTAAACCCAATTACCAGGTGTTTCCCGTTGACAAACGCGGCATTGACTTTGTGGGCTACCGCTTTTGGCACACCCACACCCTTATGCGCAAATGCGTGAAGAAAAATTTGTGCCGAGCCGTTGCCAAGCTGCATAAAAAGGGCATTGAGGACATAACCCAAATGCGCGTTGCTTTGTGCGGTTGGATTGGCTGGGCGAAGTATTGCAATTCAATTCATTTAATAAACAAACTTAAAATCCAAGCAGTATGCAGTTAAATGGTTTTCCACAGAACGCCGAATGCGATATGCACAGCGGCGCACCAAAAGAGTTTGAAGCCGCCGGTGGTTTTGTTACCATCCGTTTCAACGTAGAGCCGAAGACCGAGACCCCCGAAGAGGGCGGCGAGCCGGTGCAGGTCGGCTACAAGTACAGCGAAATTCACTTTGCCCACGATGCCCACAAAGACATTAAGGGAGAGGCGAAACGCCGCATCATTAATGCCATGTACGACCACGACGATGAAGAGGCATTGAAGCACCAGGCCGACGCGGTCGCGGCCAAGATCGTGAGCGACCCCCAGGCAAAGGCACGCTACAACGCTTTCTTGCAGTTCCGCGCCGACATTGACACCATGCTCAACGAACTTGTTATTGAATAAAAGGTTATGAGATTTGCCGATTTGAAAATTTCCGACGATACCATTATTGGAACGCGGATTGAGGTTGCAGAACTTTTCGGAAAGCGCATTGTTGTGGAAAAGTTCAAGATAAAGCAATCGAAGTTCAAGCGCGACAACGGCGGTGGGAAATGTATGTTGATGCAGGTCGTGTTTGCAAAATTCAACGCCGTACCCGATGCCGACGGCGACTATTTTGTTAAAGACGAAAGCGGCAAGCCCGTTGGGGAGCGGCATTTTACCTCGACTGGTTCCGATGTGCTGATTGACCAGGCACAGCAAGCGGAAGCCATGATGAAAAACGAGGGCAAACCGTTCTACCTTGACACCACCATACAGAAAATCGGCAAATCCTACCAATTCACCTAACCACTAAAAGGCTTGCACCATGACATTAGACTGGTTGAACATTATCATTGGCATTGTGAGCGGCGGCACGCTGGTAACACTTATCACTATACCGTTCATTCGCAAAAAAGCCGAAGCCGAAGCCAGGAAAGCGGTTGCAGAGGCAAAGGCCACCGAGATTGAAAACATGAAAGCCGTTGCCGACGGCTGGAAAGAAATTGCCGAGGAACGCCAAGAGGCGTGCAAGGAGAAAGACCAACGCATTGCCGAATTGACACACCAAGTCGATGAACGGTACATTGACATTGGCAACTGGCGCGACAAATACAATGCCCAGCAAGAGGAAATAACCTCGTTGAAAGTGCAGATTGCGGCCAACACGCCCAAACTTTGCGAAAAGAGAGGTTGCCCCGACAGAACACCCCCCAGCGGTTATTAATTCCTATCTTGTAAAAAGTGGCAGAAAATACAAGGTTTTACACAAAAGATTACAAGAAAAGAACTATAAACGACTAACACACAATTATCTACTTTCTTTTTTATTAACAAGAAAAACAAGTAAGAACATGAAATGGTTATTTGAAAGCAACAGACTCAAGCACCTTATTGGCATTGCCATAGTTGCGGCATTGACGTTTTCGATGTTGTGGGTGCTTTATGGCACAATCACCTGGCAGCACTTTTTCATTGTGTTGTACGTTGCCGTTGCCGTGTCATTTGCAATGGAGTTCAAAGACGTTCACCACTATAACGGCGACCATGTGCCAATTCGCAAATGGGATTGGTCGGCATGGGATTGGCTCGATTGCCTGGCAGGGGGCATGGGTTACATTGCCGTTGCCGTTGTGTTTCTTATTATATGTATAATAATATAAAAAGCCATGAAACACTTTACTATTTCGGAACTACTGAAGAGCGACACCGCCATTAAGAACCGCATTTGGAACGGAGCAAACAGAGAGGTTGAAGACAACCTTATTGCCCTGGTTGCCGCCGTGCTTGACCCGTTGCGCGAGAAATACGGCAAGGCAATACACGTTTCAAGCGGTTACAGATGCCCAGCCGTGAACAAGGCCATTGGCGGCAGCTTGACCAGCCAGCACATGAACGGCGAGGCAGCAGACATATATGTCGATGCAGGGGCAAAGGGCAACTTTGAAATTGGCAAGCTGATTGTGCAGCTCGGCTATTTCGACCAGGTTATTTTTGAGAACGTGGGAGCAAACGACCTTTTGCCGCAGTGGATACACGTCAGTTGGAAGCGGCAGGGCTACAACCGCCACCAAATCCGCAAGAAACTGAAAGGAAGCAACAATTACCCGTTACTAACCCCCAAAGACCTCGGACTATGAAACGCACCGTTATTCGGTTGCTGATGCTGATTGTGGCAAGTATGGCACTGCAAGCCTGTTGTACACGCCGCACAGTGGCCACCAGCAAGCACGATGAAAGCCGGTATAATGCAAGCCGTACCGAATTTCACTTTGCCGCTGACTCGACCGCCAGCACCGGCACCGAGACAACCACGCTTTTGATTGAGTTCGACACCGGCGGCACCATGACATTGCCGCAGGGTTGGTTAGAGGGTATTATTGCCGGTGTGGTGAGCGGCGGCGACACTACAGCCGCCGACACCTCGAAGCATTACGCCCAGGGTGTAACCGTGCCACGCATCAAGAGCATTGCCGCCCAGCGCACCAAGCGCACCGAACAGACGGCAACAACCGTGGCCGCAGACATGGTGGAAGCCGACACCACGGCGCAGACCGTGACCGATGCCGACAGCACCGGCACAAGTGTCGGCGAGACCGCCATCACCGGCAAGCCACCCAACCGCATTGCCTGGTGGTTCGCAGGTGTGATATTTACATTACTTGTTGCCGTTGGAATACTTATTTGGCTAATGGCACGAAGACACAAAAACCGATAACCACCCCCCTAAATTATTTTTCCATGACACAAGAAAAGCGACCCAAATTTTGATTTTCGGGTCGCTTTTCGGTTTTTGTTCCCACAACTTATTGAAATTGTGTAGGGTTTGCGGAGAAGGGGGCTCCAAAACGCCACCTTTCGTGAGTTCTCCGCTGAAATTTATTGTTTCATTTCCGCTGTTTTAGACACCTTTTTGAAACCTTTAACTTTCACCTACCAATTACTATTTCAAACATTTCGGGTCGCTTTTCGGGTCGCCCGTTCAGCCACTTTTGCTGATGCTTTCAGTTTGCAAAGATACACACTTTTTTCGACATACCAAATTATTTGTTGAATTTTTCCATTTCCGATGCTTTGAGAGTGTCAACAATTTTGATGTACGGGCGCATGGCCTTGTAGTCCTTATGACCCGTCCACGACATGATTACCTCCCCAGGTATGCCCAACATAAGGGCATTGACAACAAAGGTACGACGGCCACAATGGGTTGTTAGCAGTTCCCATTTGGGGTGTACCTCTTCATAACGGTTGGCACCCTTGAAATACACCACCCGTTGAGGCGCGTTTATACCCACCATTTCGCCAATGGTTTTCAAATATTCATTCATTTTGGCGTTGCTGATTACCGGCAGCGCAAGCCCGTTTTTGATTTTTTCGCCGCCGTACTTTTCCAGTATGGCACGGGAATATTTGTTGAGTTCGATTTTAAGGGAATCAGCTGTTTTCTTTGTTACCGTGGTAAAGTAACCGGCGGCGAGGTTCACGTCTTCCCTTTTCAGTTTGGCAACATCGGAGTAACGCAAGCCGGTGAAGCACTGGAAGCAGAACACATCACGCACGGCGGCAATGCCACGGTGAGTTTCGCCAAACGGGTATTCGTACAACTGCATGAGTTCTTCCCATTCCAGGTATATGACTTCTTTTTGGGAGCCGTCGCCGCCGCGAAGCCGTGGGCGGTAGGTTTCAAAATCGTTGTTGCCCAGCAAGCCCCGTTTGTGGCACCAGCGCAGAAACATACGCAGATTGTACATTGTTTTGTATATGGTAGTGTTGCGCAAGCCCTCACGGTGCAGGGAGTCAATGAACCCTTGTATGCCGGTTTCGTTCATTTCCGACAATGACAAATTTACGCTATACTTTTTGAGGTGTTCTCCCAGGGCGGCAAACTTTTCAAACGATGCTTTAGTCCATTCCTTTTGCTTTGACTGATACGCGACAAATTCAGCAAGGGCGGTGTATATTGTGCCAGCCGTGGGCGTTTCCCTTTTGCGTTGCTTTTTGCCGACAGAGGCCAGTATGGGTTGCCGCACATCGTCGGCGGTGGGTACGCGGTTTTGCAGTTCGCAACGCTGGAACACCTTATCAATGGCCGTTTCGACTTCAACAAGTTTGGCATTGACCATTGAGCCAGCCACGCCGCCGACAGACACCGCGCCCGACTTCATGCGCCCTTTGGCCGCATCCCATTTCGACGGTTCCACGGCAAGCCCCAAGCGCACGTTGAGCCGTGAGCCGCCCCAGCTGACACGCACGCGGATTGAAAGTGTACGGTTGTCGGCAGGTATTAGACCGAAGCGCACAGAATATTTCATGGTTGGGTTGCAGGTTTTGAGGCAACCGACATCATGCGACCGCGCCCCGTTAGCAGCCAAGACGCTGAAACGTGGTGCCAGGTGCATAGGTAGTACAACGCCTCGGTTTCAACGGCGGTGTAACGGGAGCCGCCCACGGGCGTTGCGCCGTACTGTTGGCGCATTTCCCTATACCGTGGGGCGTGCAGACCGCAGTCGATAACAAACCCCGACAGAGACCGAATGGCACCGGCGGCAACGAGGGCATCGACGGCGGCAAAGAAGCGGCGGTTTACACCCTCTTGAATGGCAGAGGGTGGATTAACGACACGCGGCATGGTTGGCAAGCATGGTTTCAAATTCGGTTCTGTTGACCGCCACCGTTGGTGAGCCGTTGAGGAAAGCCGACTCCAGGGCGGCGAACATGGCACGCGGCATTACGCCGTAGTATTGGGTGTTGCCGTACCATTGGGCAACGCTGATGTTGATTGTGGGCATTGCTATACTATTTTATTCTATGAAACACGCCATCTTTACGACCATCATTATAATAACTTACAATGTGGTTTTCTTCTATTTTATATATATGTGTGGTGTCCTTTGGTATGGTGAATGTATTGTCGCCGTTTATTTCATACAAGCCGCCAGGGAAAAACTTTATTTTTTCGCCATAATATTCATAATACCTATCAGCCCACCCATAACTAAATTCAAGTAATTCACGGCACGCATCGCCATCGCCATAGTAAAGAACACCATGCAAAGTAGCACCATCGGAGTTTTCGCTATACTGACCACTTCGCCAAACGGTATTGTACAACTGGTCGTGTTCCTCTTCTTTCTTGCAGCCGACAGCCAGCATGAGGCAACCGGCAAGCATAACTAATAATATACGTTTCATTGTTGATTTGCTTTTATTTTTTCTAAACGCTTTTGCCATTTGGTAACATTGGGGAATAGTGTAGTTGCTTTCATTAGTGTTGCCAATTCTTTGACCGTTTCGCCCTGGTTATGAAACATTATAATAAGCCTATTGTATGTTTCATAATGTTTGGGGTCAAGTTCCAAGCATTCGTTATATAGTATTTCCGCATAGATGCAGTCGCCGTTTTTTTCTTGTTCCAACGCTTTATGATATGTTTCACGGACTTTGCCAATAATAGCACTTTCCGCTTGTTTTTTGTTGATGTATTCCACCATATAATTGTAATCCGACGTTGGCATAATAATATTGCTATAACGCCGCAGATGTGCGCTAAACTGCATATCGGTGTACATTTTACACTTTTCCCAGCCCCAAGCGTGGTGAATTGGGAAATCGACCGGCACTAACACTTCGTTTTCGTTTGGTTTCCTTTCTGCAATAGTGTTTTCCATACTATTTGTTATTAAGCATTGCGACTAATTGGGCATTCGTTTCAACCAATTTGGCATTGGTGGCCACCAGCTGTTGCAGCACCTCGGCAAACGTGGGTTCAGTGCCAGGGTTAGTGTTGGCGTTTGCTTCAACATTCCCATTGCCATTATTAGCGATGTTTTGCACCACACCACCAGGGGCATTTACTTCTTTCGTTTGGGCAGTTGCACCGCCAGCAGATAGCAAAATTTCGCCATTGCCGGTGATGATATAATCCCAATTTATGCCTAATTCTTCCGTAATTCGTTTCCGAAATTGCTCCGAAATTTTCACTTTTCCGTTGCAAATTGATGAAAAATGACCAAAGCTCACACCTAAAAAAGCAGCCATTTCGCGCTTTTCGTAAATTTTTTTAGGCAAAAATGAAATTTTTAATGCCTCGTTAAATCTTTGTATTTCAATTTTTTCTAACCTATCATCAATCATTTTTCTAAATTTATTTCATTTTTATTTGCAATATTCGGAAATTATTTCATATCTTTGCACCGTGAATTTGAAACGATGATGCAAAGATACGAACAAAAACGGACATAGCAAATACAAAAACTACTTATAGTAATACGGAACCTCAAAAACGCAACGATATGAAACAATACAACACAACCTACACGAAGCCAAACGGCGAGACCGAGCGCGGCACATTCTTTCGGGCTACCGATGCCAAACGCTGGATGAAAGAAAGGCCAGGCAGCACGGGAACGATTACCAAGATTTATAGCAACGGAGATTGGGAGCCGTGCGGAGAAATAACATTGAACGGGAGCAATGCCGTCCGCATGAGTACAGAAAGAGTTGCCAACTATAGATAACAACCGCCGTATGATTACCGATAGAACAAAGAAAGCAATAGCAAAGTTTGTAGAGGACTACAAGCAGACCATCGAAAATGTTTACGGCGGTGATAAGGTATTGGCACTTGCCGAGGATTGCACCACATACTACACACTCGATGTGCAGGTGTTGAAAACCAAAATTAAGTACACCACCAACTACACCGGCATTTGCGGCAGCAGCTACACCGAGAGCGAGACCGACGAAGACGAAGCCAAAGAGCTGTTGAAGAAATGGCGTGCCGACATGCGCCGCGCCCGTAGGTATTGGGCTACAGACAGCGACACTCTCGACAAAATGGTTGACGGGGAGATTGAAGACACCAACGAAGAAGACGAATAAAAAATTTTAGCCATGCCACTTGTTATCAAGAATGTTGTTTGGGAAACCACACAAGAAAAGATTGATTATTACGAAAACCTACTTAAACATAAAATTAACGAGCCGATATTAACGAAAATGAACAGAATACAAACACCCCTTTGCGATGCTTTATACAAACCCTTGAAGAGCATGGCGGACAGAGTGTTAATACAAATACATAACGATGCACGCGAAGCATACGAAACCGAAATGGCAAAACGAAACATTGAATACGCGCAAACATTAATAGACAACGCACAATGACTATGGAACACCACGACAACGAACACATTTACGCCCATTTCGTAGGCGACCGCGAGAGCGGACACAAGGGCATTGGGGCACTTGAACGCCTGGGAGCGCACAACCCCTTTGGGCGCACGGGCGACAACCCCGATATGCTGTACTATATAGCAAATGACAACAACATCCACGGCGTGAAGCGCAGCAATGCCCACAACAAGAACCTTATTGAAATGATTGAAGAGGTCGGAAAGGAGGTAAGTTTTGAGTAAGGCACGCAATGGCAAGGTAATGAGTTTCCGCAGAGGTTGGGAACAGATAAGGCCAGTGGATATGCCGTTTGCCAAAGAGCAACTTATGGAAGCCATGAGCATCAACAACCGTAACACCTGGGCGTTGTGCTTGAACAGCGGCAAGCCATTCACCGACGAACAAATCAAGGCCGTTGAAGCGGTGTTTGGCAAGTACGGCGTTGAGGCAACCGCCGTGTGGGATAAGCCGAGGGAATGGGATATCACCACCAACTACCGCAATGGCATTATTCGACTGATACACCTCGACCCATACGAAATTATACCCTTTGACAGCCCCACGGAGCTATTGGAGTATGCCAGGCGCGAACACATACCGTTGCCGCCGCCGTGGGGCAAGGCAGAATGACGGGAGCATCTAACCCATAGAAGCAACAGTGCGGTGTGATTGAGGTTTCATTATCGTATCGTTGCAGCCTGGGGAGCCGCAGAGGGCGGCAGCACTGTAAGCCACACCACGGGGGCGACCCCACCCCAGGCACCCAGCCGCAAGGCAAAGAGAACTTTGAAATATTGGTAGATAGGTAGAAATAAGATAATGGTTGATTGAGCGACCGCAAGGCAAGCGGTCAACGGCGCACGGCGGTTGTAATGCCCACACCCAGCCACGCCGGTTAAACAGTAAGATTGGGCATACAAGGCGCACGGGAAACGGCAGCACGGAGCAACCGAGGCGCAGACGGATTGAAACATTACTTTCATCCCTATATATTCCGCGCCGTGGTTGGTGAGAACTGGCCACGGTGCCAAAGGGCTGCAACAAACGTACTTTTTGTCATAGATGTTGAGGTTATTAAGGATTGATTATTGATTGGCGGTGATGCAGCCCCACCGCTTTTTTCGGAGAGTTGGCAGAGCGGTCTATTGCGGTCGGTTGCTAACCGATTGGGCGCGAAACGCCCCACAAGTTCGAATCTTGTACTCTCCGCAACGATACAAACCCCCTAAAACATACGATGATGAAACAAGACGCAGTATTGAGCAACCGCGAAACGCAGGTTGCAGAGCTGTTGGCATGGGGAGCGGCCAAAAAAGAGGTCGCCGACATGCTGACCATCAGCACGCGGACGGTTGAAAATATCGCCCGAAACGTATATGCCAAAGTAGGCATACAGAAAGCAACAGAACTATGCGTATGGTGGTTCACCACCAAATGCGGTGTAAGCATGAACCTTTCGCCATTCAAACGCCGCATGGGTGCATTGGTTCTACTTCTACTAATGACCCCTACGGCATTTGGGCAGAATAACCCCGACATGGCACGATGCCGGACGGCGAAAACATGCCGTGTGATGCGAACCGCCAGGGGTGGCAGACGTGCCGACACGGACATTGATTTCGATTATTTACTTAACCTATAAACGATACAGCCATGATTAAAAAAGTATTTTCGCGCTTGTTCCAGTGGGTTAAACGCGGTAAAGTAATTCTTGCAGAAGCAACATTATACAATGACAGCACCGATGCTGTGTTGACAGAAACATTTGCCGACGGACACCACCGCCACACCTTGTTTGAGGGCGTTGCCCCAATGGTGAACCATTGTCGTGAAAACGGCATTGATGTACCCTTTAAGAACATCCACACCGTTTGAACTATGGAAACGACAGCGACACCGGCGGCAATACCGCCCATGCTGGTGCAACTGACCGTTGAGGAACTCGCCGGACTGATAGACACCAGCGTTAGAAAGGCCGTTGACGAAGCATTGACCCCGTTGTTACCCCAGCAGTATGCCAGCAGCTTGAAAGAGTTTGCCGAGATAAGCGGAAAGAGTGAAACAACCCTATGGCGCATGAAAAAGCAGGGCGAGTTGGACGGGGCATTGCACCAACACGGACACAGCATTATTGTGGATATCCGCAAGGGTATGGAATGTATTAACAACGCAAGAATAAAACGACTGAAAAAATGAAGAATGTAGCATTACGCCGCGAAGAATTGCAGAACTTCAAAGGCATTAAAGAGCTTGTGGTTGATTTCAGCCACAACACAACAATCAGTGGCCGCAATGCAAGCGGCAAAACAACCATATTCGATGCTTTCACCTGGTGTTTGTTCGGTAAGGACAGCAGAGGACGGAGCGACTCGGCCAACGGTGGGTTCATGGTTAAGACCATAGACCCAGCCACCGGCAACGCCATTCCGCAGATTGAACACATGGTGAGCGTAACCCTCGACATTGACGGCACGGCGGTTGTGTTCACGCGCCAGTTGGTTGAGGAATGGGGAACCACACGCGGACGCGCCGAGGTGGAATTTAAGGGCAACACCACCCATTATTTCATTGACGGGGTAGAAACGAAAGCCAGCGAATACGCCCAAGCGGTCGGCGAGGTGATGCAAGAAAGCCTATTCCGCATGATTACCGACCCGACCTATTTCCCGAACCTCCCGTGGAAAGAGCAGCGCGAAATGTTGCTGACCATTGCCGGTGATGTTACGTTGGAGAATATCGCCCAGGGCAATGCCACCTTTGAAAAGGTTTGGAACAACATCAGCGGCAAAGACCTTGAAGACTACAAAAAGACACTGGCCAACCGCCGAAAGGACATTGAGGCCGAATTAAAGCTGATACCGGCACGCATCAGCGGCATACAAATGGCCACGCCGCAAGCCGCCGACTATGCCGATGTTGAAAAGCGGTTGAAAGCCAAGCAAGCCGAGTTGGAGCAACTTGAAAAAGAAATGCTCGACATTGCCACCGCCCAGCGCAAGCAATATGAGCGTATGCAGGGCAGAGTGGCACAGATTGGAGAGTGGAAGAAACGCCAGGGCGAGTTGCTGAATGCCGCCAAGCTGAAAGCACAGCAAGACACATTCAACGCCAACGCCAAGCGCACCCAAGCCACACAGCAGCTTGAAGCCAAGCGCAAGCAACTGGCATACGCAGAGCAGCAAGCCGAGGTGTTGAGCGACACCGCCGAGGGCAACATCAAGCGTATGCAAGCCGAAATTGAGCGGTTGCAGGGAGAGCGGCAGCAACTACTGATTAAATGGGAAGCACGCAACGCCGAGCAATACCAGCCCCAGCCGTTCAACGGCACGTTCACTTGCCCGTTGTGCCGTGATATTGAGTGCAGCCACCCCGTGTTGATTGCCAACCACGAAGAGACCGAGAGAGCCGCGCAAGATGCCTGGTACAAGCAGCAAGCCGCCGACCTTGACTCCATGACCCAGCAGGGGCAGGGAATCAACGAGCGCATAAAGACCACCACCGAGCAACTGAAAGCCGAGGAAGCACGGCGCGACGAACAAAAGGCCGCAAGCGCGAAAGAGATTGCCGCCATTGGTGATGAGATAAAGCAGTTGCAGAACCTTATCGCCATCACGCCCGAAGTTGAGGAAACCGCCGTAAACGGCACCGACATTCCCGAATGGGTGGAGCTGCAAGCCAAGATTGCCGCCGCCGAAAACGAGCCGGTAACGGACAACAGCGGCGTTGACACCGGCGCAATGCAGCAGCGCAAAGCCGCTTTGACCGCCGACATTGACGCGCTGAAAGCGACAATGGCCACCAAAGCCACCATCGAGGCCAACGGCGAGAAGATAAAGGCCGAGGAACAACGGCAGCTTGATTTGGCAACGCAGAAAGCCGACATCGAGGGCGAGGAAATGACTATTGAAGAAATGGTGCATAAGCAGAGTGAGGAAATTGAACGCCGTGTTAATTCACTGTTCCAGTTGGTGAAATTCCGAATGTTTGAACAGCAGATTAACGGCGGCGAGAAACCCACCTGCATTGCCACGGTGAACGGTGTACGCTATGCCGACCTCAACAGCGCAATGAAGACCAACGCCGGACTTGACATCATCAACACCATTTGCGCTTTCAACGAGGTAACGGCACCCATATTCATTGACAACGCCGAGGGTGTGAATACCTTGCACCCGACAGCCGCCCAGGTTGTCCGGCTGGTTGTTACCAACGGCGACTTGACCATCAGCAACGAATGACCATGAGCCGCACGGAACAACGCCAAATGGTTGCCATGCTCGGCATGATGCAGCACCAATTTGAAGATGCCGCAGGTGTTGGGGGTAGTTTATTGGTAACTATCCCCGGCACCGACATAAAGCACGTTTACAGCAACGAACTTGCAAAAAAAGTGATGTGCGCCATTGCACGGACACTGGAACAAGAGAAATACAGATTATTCAACAAACGATATTGAAAAATGGAACAGAACAAAAACAGCCAGGCACAAGCCCCCCTTGTGCCGATGAACGCGGCGTTACAAGCCGCCCAGGAAAAGTTTGTGTTGGCAGCAACGCAAGCCTCACAACTGAAAATTGTCAATAACTTTGGCGCAGCGTTCACCGCCGTTGGTGTGGTGAAACTGTTACGCGAGGCGTTGACAGATGAAGTGATGCACGAAGTGTTTATGCCGCTGATGAACACCAAAATTGGTTTTCTCACCGACCGCGACCCAAGCAAGCCCGACAAAAAGACGGGTCAGCCGCCCACGCCCTACCCCGTGCCGGTTGTGCGCGATTGCCTAATTGATGCACTGGCAATGGGGCTGATGCCAACGGGCAACCAAATGAACATACTGGCAGGGCGAATGTACCCGACCAAAGAGGGCTACAGCGCATTGTTGAGCCGGTTAGGTGTGAAATACATTTGCGAGGTTGGATTGGACGAAAGCGAACCAACGGCGAAAGCCGCACGCATCCAAGTGGTCATAAACTACAGTTACAACGGCGAGAAAAGCAAGATTGCCACCGTTGCCACGGTGAAGAAAGACGGCTACAGCAGCCTCGACCAGTTGAGGGGCAAAGCCGAGCGGCGCGGCAAAAAAATTCTGTATGAGTACCTCACGGGTTGCGACATGGGCGAAGACGGCGAAACCGCCGTGGTAGATGCCACCTACACCATCGTTGACGAACAGCAGCAGAGGCACCAGGACGCGCAGCAGCAAGCAGCCACCCAGCAGCCCATCGGCCACCGACCGGCACAGCAGAGCGACCAAACGGCACAACAGCCGCAGGGAACCGCACAGAAGCCCCAGCAGCCGCAAGGCCAGCAAAGACAAGTTAGACAACCAGGATTTTAACACCACACGCCATGAAACTAACAGTATTGGGCAGCGGCAGCGACGGCAACGGCTATGTGCTGCATAATGCCACTGAAGCCCTGGTTATAGAATGTGGCAAGCATTACGGCGCAGCCATGAAGACAATCGCCCACGACCGACGCAAGGTCGTGGGCTGCATTGTGAGCCACGAACACGGCGACCACAGCCGCTATGTGAACGAGTACCTCAACGCGGTAATACCAGTGGCAATGACCGAGGGAACAATGGAAGCGTTGAAGCAGAGCGGCAAATTGAAGTCGCCGTTTATGCCGGTGATTTGCCGACACCGCGAAACGATGTATTGCGGCAACTTTGAAATAACGCCGTTCCATGTTCATCATGATGCAGCGGAGCCGGTAGGGTTCCACATTTGGCACCCCGACTGTGGGGCAGTAGTATTCCTTACAGACACCGACACCCTGGCAGAGCGGTTTGAGCCACCGGCGCATGTAATGATTGAATGCAACTACGACCTCGACGCGCTGCAAGCCAACACCAAGTTGCCACAAGAAACCAAAGACCGAATCATTGACACCCACATGAGTTACAACCATTGCATCGACACGTTGCGCAATATGGATTTGAGTCGATGCCGCCAGGTGGTATTGATACACCTATCAAACGACAACAGCCTGGAAACGCAGTTTGTTGAGGGCGTGAGAGCCGCCACCGGCAAGCCGACAGTTGCAGCCATTGAGGGCATGGAACTTGATTTTAGCAACCAACCATTCTAACACCCCCGACACATGGCAAAGAAAAACGCATACTTTTTTTCGCATGACTGCAACGCACGCCTCGATGAAAAAATGCTCGCCGTGCGTATGAAACACGGCGTTGAGGGGTACGGCGTTTATTTCATGCTGATTGAGCGACTGACAGAGGAACCCGACCACATGAGCAAAAGGGAATATGATGCACTTGCATTCGATTTCCGATGCAAAAACGAACTTGTGCAGTCGGTTGTGGAAGACTTCAATCTGTTTCAGTTTACCGAGGATGGCAAAAAATTCTTTTCCGAGAGCCTAATAAAACGCATGGCAATACTTGAAGATGTGAGAAATAAACGCCGTGCGGCAGCAAACAAAAGGTGGGGGAACAGAAAGCAAATGCAAGACAATGAAAATGCAAATGCAAACGAAAGTGAATGCAAAAGCAATGCAAAAGCACCCGTTTTTGATGCAAAGGAAAGGAAAGAAAAAGATACTACTAACGTAGTATCTAAAGAAGAAACTATCGTTTCTTCTTCATTTTCTTCTAACGAAGAAAATGTGTCGGACGGCAAGCCGCCCGACGTTGCAACCGCCGCCGTTGAAAGAATTGATTACGAAAAATTGATTGAGTTTTGGAATGAGAAAACAAAGTGCAAGTGGGGCAGGCTGACGAACATTGAAAACAACCGGCGCAAGATGGTACGCGCCAGGATTGCGGAACACGGCAAGGCCGCATTGATAACCGCCATTGAGAAAGCCACCGCAAGCGACTTTTTGGCCGGTTCACCGTGGTTCAATTTCGATTGGCTGATACGCCCCAACAACTTTGACAAAATCATTTCCGGCAACTACGACAACAAGACAACCACACATGGAACAGCAGCAACAAGCACCGGCGACCGCCGAGAAGTCACCAAGCCCACCGGCGACTACAACGCAGACTTTTGACAAAGGCCGGATAACCGCCATATTTGCCAAATCGTTTGACGAATGGACGGAAGACGAAGCCGCCTACATAAAAGCCTACGAGGAAGAGGAAGGCCGCAAGGAAGAGGAACGCAAGCGAAAGGAAGCCGAGCGCAAAGCCGAATCCGAGAGGAAAAGCCGCGAATATTGGGCGAGAATCCGAGCCGAGGAAGAGGCAGACGCGCAAGCGGCGCAGGGCGGCACAATGGAATGGTTCATCAGCCAGGCAATGCAGAAGCAAGCCGCAAGGCCACAGCCGAGAATCACCAACCATGCCGACAAAACGCCGCAGTATTTGGCAATGGCCTACAAAATGGAAGTGGAACGCTGGGGCGGCACATTGCAGCTCGACGAATACACCCAACGCGCCATTTCCGATGTGAGCCGCTGGGCGGTGCAGCACCGAAAGCCTGGTTTGCTTTTGCGCGGTTACGTTGGAGTCGGCAAAACAACCATGCTTTTTGCACTGGCACGGGTGTTTGAGGTAGTGGAACGGCAGACGATACGCATTGTCGATGCCCGAAAGATTACCACACTTGCAAAGGACAGCCGCACGATATTTGAAGAGCTGACCAAAAAACCGATGCTGGGCATTGACGATTTGGGAACGGAGCCGTTGACCGTAAAGAGTTACGGCAATGACCTAACGCCCGTGGTTGAGTTGCTGACAGAACGCTACAACAAACGCCTCTTTACCGTGATAACCACCAACCTTGCAAAAAAGATTGTGGACGGGGCAGAGGTTGACGAACTACAAGAGATTTACGGCGACCGACTATTTGACCGTTTCCGTGAAATGTTCAACACCATCAGTTACGACGCGAACCAAAAGAGTTATAGACAATGAAAGTGTATATTAGTGGCAAGATTACGGGTGTGCCGCCCGAAGATGCCGCCAAACAGTTTGCCGCAGCGCAAACGGAATTGGAGAGCCAGGGGCATGATACCGTGAACCCGTTTGAAAACGGATTGCCCGAAACAGCCACATACGAAACGCACATGACCGTTGACATACTACTGTTGCTCGGTTGTGATGCCATCTATATGCTGGCAGGTGCGGAGCGGAGCAACGGCGCAATGCTTGAATTGAGGATTGCCCAAGCCACCGGCAAACAAGTGATGTACCAAGATGCCGACACCGACCGGCACAGCAAAATCAGCCATGCAATACACGATGTTTGCGGAGTGCCGCCCGACGAGTTGGCCGGTGAGTGCCGCCAAACCATGAATGTTTATGCCCGTATGATTTGCGCCAAAGTGATGAGAGAGCAGGGCGCGGACATTGACACCATCAAGAGGCACTTGAACAAAACGTATGGTTCAGTGCTACACTATTTGCGCACATTCAACAATGAGGTGCAGACCAACAAGCAGTTCAAAGAACTTTATGTGCGGATTAACGAAATGATTAATTAACAACCCTAAACGTCTTAAAGTAATGCAGAAAGCAATGATTATTGGCAACCTGGGCAGGGATGCCGAGGTTAAAGAGGTGAACGGAAACCAATTTGTTTCATTCACCATTGCCGACACCAACAAGCGGAAGACCGCCGCCGGTGAGGTGGTAGAAAGTACAACGTGGTATGATTGCACCATGAACAAAACAAACGTGTTCCCCTACCTAAAGAGAGGTCAGCAAGTTATGATTATTGGGCGCATTTATGCCAATTCATACATTTGCAAGCAGGGCGAACACCTGGGCGAAGCAATGACGGCAATGAAATTCACCGTTCAAGAATTGCAGTTGCTCGGCGGTGCAAGAAACGACAACCAGCAAGCAGCACCGGCACAGCAACCGGCGCAACAGCCGCAAGTGCAACACCAATACGCACAGCAAGCCGCGCAATATCAACAACCGGCAATGCAGATGCCGCCCACGGGTGAAGATGATTTGCCATTTTAAGCCCGTGAGCCATGAAAGTAGTAGTAACACTAACAAAGAAATTCTTTGACCAGCACCCACGCGCCGGACAGCCCACGGGGTTTGCCGATGCCGTGAAAGCCGGTGTAAAGATACACACTTGCCGCGACAATTACGATTATTGGGTCAAAAAGGTTGAAGCCCTAAAAGATGCCGACGGTACATTGTGCATACGCGAATGGACGGGCAGACCGTTTCGCAGCCCACAAGGAACCATTAAGGAGATACCGGCGGCAACGGTTGACGTTGCCAAACTGAAACTTACCAAAGGGCAACCCCCATTTGGAGCGTGCCGCAAGCCCACCGAATGCTATTTGGCCACCGTTGACGGTGTGCCGGTAGATGTTGAGGCACTGGCACGAAACGACGGGTTCACCGATAGGCGAGATTTTACCGCATTCATTGACCCACTATTTGCCAAGTACGGCACCGACACAATCACCATGGCAATAATTCATTTCACCCCGTACAGATATGGCAGCGGCGAAAACAGATAAGACAAAGGAGAAAAAACAGACCTTTGTACGTTGCCAAGATTGTGTGTTTTTCAAACGCGACACCGAGGGAATCAGTCGCAATGCCTACACCGGCGAATATTTCATGGGTATATGTACCCTCGGACTGACACCCGACAGCCCAAAGAAACAGTTTGCAGACAAATTGAGAGTTTGCGAAAAATACCAGTTTAACAATCAAAAAAAAACACTGAAAAATGAATGAATTAATCAAAGAACGCAATGAGATTGCGAAGACCATTTTTTTGAAAGGCGACAAACACGCTTACACCTCCGTAAGTGAAGCCAACAGACTAATGGCAGAAATGTACGGCGAAGACTGGAACAACGAAGATGCCGAAGCCGACACCCAGGCACCGGCAGAGCGGCCAACCGACAGCCCGAAGCCCAAAGACAACCGCCCCGTTACGGAGCGCGTGCGGACGTTCCAAGATGCCCTCGACGAATTAGGGTCGGCACACCCGTTGTGGATTGAGTACCGCGACATTGTAGCCGCGAAAGAGGGTGCAGTTTCAACCGACCTAATAGCCTACTTGAAGTTGCGCATCATAACGGCAGCTTTCAACGAGGGCTGGGAGCCGAGATTTACACCAGGCGAATACCGCTATTACCCGTGGTTTTGGTTGTACACCAAAGACGAATGGGCAGAACTCGACGAAGAGGACAAAGAAAACGGGGTCTTTTTCGGCGGCCGTGCGTACTCTGGTGCGTATTGCGGCTTTCTGTTTGCGGACGCGAATACCGCGCCCTCGGCTACGTATGCGTATATTGGCTCTCGGCTTTGCTTTGAAACGAGAGCGAAAGCGGAGTGCGCCGCGAAGCGGTTTGCGCAGCTTTATTTCGACTATTATATGTTTGTTCCCGATGCCGACGGGAGCAACAAACTGAAAGTTCAACCCCAAAACAAAGAATAATGGCAGAAGAAACACCGAAACCGAAAGTGGTCATTGACCCCAAAGAAATGCACCGAGCAAAGGCGCAACGCCTGGGCATTGAATTGACGGTGCAACAAGACCTTTCGCGTATCAAGTTTCACCGCATGGGTCGCGCCGTTCAGTGGCGCGACCTTAAACCGTGTGAGCAACTTGAAGTTATCGACGCGCTGGAACTGGCATTGAAAGAGGCCAAAGCCAACGCGGAGATTGACCGAGACAACAGCGATTGGGCAGAGAAAAACAAGTTTGTAAGATAAAACACAGCAACATG